TCAAATTTTTCTTTCAAGTAAAACAAATTCTCGACCTTCGTTCGTTTCAATCCATTTCTCAAGGGAACTTTCTCTAACAACATACCTATTCCCCACCTTAATCGAAGGAAAGCCTTTTTGTCTAACCATTTTGTATGCAGTGTTTTTACTGACACCAAAAATTTCCATAATATCCTTTGGAGTAAGCATTGGTTTCATATGAACACCTACCTAACTAATATTAAATTGTTATTATCTATATTTACTTTTCAATCAATTTCAATACGCTTTTTAGCGTTGCTTTCTTACCGTTCAACTTAAATTCATACCCGTCTTTGTTCATGCTTTTAAGCTGATTTTCCGTTGGTAAACAGCTTGTATCGCTACACATAAATTTGCCTTGTCCGTCTTTATAAACCTCAAACAACATTCAATCCGTTCCTTTCTCTATCCTCTTTAATAGCATCCATTTTATCCTCTCGGTCAATGTAATCCACAATTAGTTGTACGGCTTTATCGTACCCCTTTTGGTTGCCTTTGATAATTTCATATGGGGTATTCTTTTCAATAAGCATTGATTCAATTCGTGTACCTATATTATTTGCTTCAATTTCGGTTTGTAATCTGCCATTTGGATTATATTTTTTAACACGCTTAACAAAAAATTTAAGTTTTCAAAGAGAGAGCTGAATGCTTCGGCTGTATCGTTTACACACTTTTCAATGGATTTTGAGGGGTAAAAACCACACTTTTCAAATGAGTTATAAATTTCGGTCAACAGGATTGGTGAGTCAGTTACAATTACTCTAACCTGATTTCTCAGTCTCCAAAATCTTTGTGAGTGTAAGCCCAATATGTATAGCTGATTTGTCAAGGCGTCATCGTTATGTTCCCATACCATATCCTTAACGGTTTCGGTTACAAGTTCCGTGTCAATACCCCTCATTTTCAACTGACTAAATATATAAGCAGCCCCTGTGGATTTACCACAGGAAGGCTGACCATAAAGATTAACTACAATCGTTTGTTTACTCATTCAATTCTCCCGACCTTTCCCATTCGATAACTTTCCACAAGTTAGCAATTTCTGCAATGCTTACTTCTTTATTGTCAATTTCTACAATTGTATTTCTTTGACCACAATCTGTCTCCCAAACCCAATAGGATACCCAAGTATCACCGTATTCATCAGGTTTAAGATTCAAACCTTTTTCGAGACAGTCAATAAGTTCATCTTCCATAGTTACACCGTGGTATGCAAATGGCGATACATACTCTAAAACCAAATCACTATACTCATCACCAAGATTCAAAATCTTATCTTCAAGTTCATGGATTCTTTGAATCTTGGTAAGGTATCTTTCAAAATCATTATATGTAATCATAATTATTTCTCCTTACTGTTTACCTGTTGAGCCAAAGCCACCACGACTTTTTGTGTCAAGACATTCTACTTCTGTAAACTCAAAATCAGGCTGTTTCTGTGTGATGCGAAACTGACAAATCCTATCGTTTTTATGTATGATTGTATCTCTCATTGCAATTACGGGCATACCCCATTGGTCGTTATCACCCGAATAGGAATTATCAATTACTCCCATGTGATTTGTCTGAATAATGCCATAATTCTTGTAAGTGCTACTTCTTGGTACAATGTGAGCTTCATAGCCAAACGGCAACTTCATTCCTACTCCGAGTGGAATAATAGCAAATTCACCCTTTTTGAGTGTGACATCTTTGGCTGATCTCAAATCAACCCAATCTCCGTTCGGGATTTGCTTAATTTTTTCAATGTCGGTAAAGTATTTAATTTTAATTTCCATATTTAACTCTCCTTAATTATTTTTATCGCTAAACGCTTTGACAATTGCAGATATTATACTGAGTAATGAACTAAAAATTGTGAAACCCCATACTGCAATAAAACATCCGTTAGGCACTACAACACCATTTGCGTTGAGCAAATAAAGCGATATAAGAAAAAATATCATTCCCATATATTTGTCGTCCTTTCTATATTAATCAATCATATCCACATAGTTATACAAAATATGCTTTTGCTTTTCTGAATCCGAACCAAATATAACATCAAGGTGATAATGTCCCATATACCAATGTTCATAATCCAATTTGTCATCAATGTACTGTAGGTATTCGGTTAAAGTGTCTGGACTGTACCTCATATTGATACAACTGGCGATAAATTCGGTTGGAGCACAGTGCGTAATTACACAATCTACCTTCCAGTTATACTTATCAAGATTTGCCAATCCTTCCTGCATTTCAGCTTCATTAGGTAGTTCTTCTTCCCACCAGTCAACATTCTTTGTGCGATACTGTATATCGTGGCTTGATGCACCGCCCATTGTAAAAAATGTTTTGCCGTCAATTTCAAACACTTGTCCACGCATTAGATGATAAATATTATCTTCAATCTGATGCACCTTTCCACCCCACTTTTTAGTTATAGGGTAACGATTCAGCAAGGGGAATTTTTCGTGGTTTCCATCTACAAACAAGGTTGTCCACGGTTTGTTATTAAGCCAATCTCGCCAATACATTTCAGAATTTCCATTATTCCACACTAAGCCAAAGTCACCACAAATAATTAGGTAATCATCTCGTGTTAGATTGTTACCCATTGGAAATCGTTTAGAACTCAGTTTGTGTATGTCATATTCACCATGTAAATCTCCAGTAATATAAAACATATCTTTCACCTCTTTCCTTTTAAAACCTAAACTTTCATTCTTCCACCGCCATATATGTTTCTTCGAAGATGTCCTGTCTACAAGCATAAATCTCACCTCTTACACCCTGAACTATATAGCTATTAAAACTGCATTTCATTTCACCTTCAAGCGTATGGATATATAAATCTCCTTCATCTTTATAATAAAGCAAGCCATCTTCATACGCTTTAATCGCCCATTCAGGAATACAATATTTTCCATTTTCAATAAAATCGCCTTTGTACTGAAAAGCTTCAATCGGTATTGCTTTTTTTATGTATTTCATATTATATTTGCTCCTTAAATTTTACTGATAATTTGACCACATAGTCTTGCGAATGTTATAATTAAAGAGTACCACACAATCGGCACTATAAAGTCTTGGATGCTTTGTAATTTTGTTGTATTTTTATTTGGATTCTTTCGTATATGATTGCACATCATTGCGTTAAGTGTTAAACCAAATATGTAGACATATGCACAGACCACATAAAACAGTAAATAATCATCCATGGTTTCACCTCAATTAATCCATTTAACAATTGTGTTGCCTTTATATCCCTTTTGCCACACATACCAAGCATAAGCTACAGCACTACCACCATCTGCTCGCATTTTATCAAATTCTCCATTTTTGGCACACAAAAGTCTTGAGCTCGATACATAAATTGTTTGTGGCGGAACAGTGTCAAATAATTTTCTTCGTTTTTTACCCTCAAGAAATTGCAGTTTAAGAAACATTGCCACTTTGTTACCTTCTGTAACTGTATCTAACGCTTTTTCTACAAATTCATAAGCATATTTATAAGGTGGGTTTGTAATAATACTGCCGTTCCACGAATTAGGTTTTGATTCTGCTAAAAAATCGAATGTTTCAGACATTCCTCCGTCACGGTAAATCAAATCTGTTGACTTAACATTGTAACCGTGAGCCTCAAATACTTTAGACAAATGGCATTCTCCACAAGCACATTCCCAAATGTCAGGAGCGAAATCTTCTACTTCAAGTAGAAGTTCAGCAGCTTTAGGTTCTGTGGCATAATAATCATTTGTTTCTCTTACTTTGTCTGTATGGTTAGAAGCACCTAATGTTGTATAAGTGCTTTTACTATTTCCTGTCCAATCTTTCAAATAATCTCTCCTTTTAAATATTTAGCATAAGTTTTCAATGTGTTTTCAAAAAAATCTATCCCATTCGTTTGATAAATCGTAACCGTCTCATTAATTGCTGTTAAATGTTCAGTTCCCCTTCTGACAGAATTTCTCTTGCTAATCTCATTGCGGAACTATGAGCGAATTTACCAAACTCGTGACCAACCATTTCAACAACATCTTTTTCTTCTTTAAGACAATCATAATAAATGTCTTTTCCAATATTTTTAGCAATTATTCCCATTTCTGTATTGCTCCAATTTTCAGGTACTACACCATCATCAACCATCTTATGTATAAGTTTACGAACTCTGGCTTTAGTAACAATTGTATTTACTAAACGCTGATTTTCAGCTTTTTTGGCTAATGCGTCTGTATCAACCATACGGTTTTGTTTGTGTCCTTTTGTTTCGCAAAACTGTTCACATACAAGCTTTACATAAAATGGTAGTCTTGTGTTTGGGTTATTTAAAGTTGTTTGGTTTTTTATAACTATACCTTCACCGTATTCTCCGCCCATTTGTGTTTTACCAATATAAGTTTTTACATCATCCCAATTCGTAAATCGACCTTTATAAAAGACAGGAACAAATGTGAGATTAAGTTCTTTTACAATTTTTTCTGTTTCTGTTTGTTTTAAATACTGTTGTATGTTGGTATCATATACATCATAACAATATGCTTTATGGTATTTGTTGTCAGGATATTTTACAGTATGGGGTACAAGCCACTCCATAAACAATATAAGATTACTCCCCAATACCGTTTTAATTAATTCTTTATCAAGTGTTTGAGACCAATTCCAAGCCCCTCTTAGAGTGTTGGTTTCGTTCAATTCCTTTCTGCGGCTAAATGCCTTAATACTATCACTTTCGGCATCGTAACGAATTGAAAAGTTCGCTCCATCAATTTTTTCTTGAATTACGATTTCGTCGCCTTCCGAAAACGCATCTAAATAATTAGGTTTAAGTCTCTCAATATCTAAATAATGTTTTTGCTGTATAATAATCAATCCTTTCTCGGTTTTCTTCCACAACTGTATTTCTCAGGGCAATATCCAAGCACATCGCATTTCGGTTTCATAACCATAGGAATTAGTGTTACCCACTCTTTTGAATAGAGTTTTAACTGCTTTATGTATTCGTTAAAGAGTTCTCTATACTCCCAATACGCTCTCGAACACATTCTCTGTTCTGCCATACTAATAACATTTCTAACATTTCTTTTATCTACAATTTTAGTTGCCATACCCAACGGAAGTAACATTGCAGCATCCTCTCTCTTGACACCGCTTTTTTCAAGATTTTTAAGTGTGTGGCTGATAGTGTCAATAGCGTTGTTGTACCAAGTTTTCTGTTCTTCAGTCTGTACTGTTTTGGGAATTATGTATTCAAAGTTATCGTAGTTGACATATCTTGTGCTACTTTGAAGTCGTGTAGGACTGCCACCAGTATGTGTATACCATTCCCTAATTACTCTTGCTGAGTAATCTTCAATAATTGCTTCAATATTTACAAATTCAAACACTCTACCGTGATTAGATTTAATACAATCAAGACCTCGTTTGTAGTTTTTTTCGCTGTCTGTAATATCTTTTCCCCAACATATACCTGCTCGTCTGCCCATTAACGAAATTGGATCAATGGTTGTTTCTGGTAAGATTGTGATTTTACCCATTCTACACCTCTTCTGTATCTGATAAATTTGAAATAATAATTGTGTTCGTGTCTTTATTATGTATAACTTTGGCATCAGTGTCCAAATGCAAGATTAGAGATTTGCTTTTTGCTCTATAAGGATGAAGAATAATCTGTGTAACAGTGTCGGCAAATAACTTAAAACGAGAACTTTTGTGTTCGAGAACTGATAAATCAATCGCCTTAGTTTCAATATAAACTTCATTGCACCAAATTAACCCATTATCAATATCAATATTATTTGCCATAAAAGTGCTGAGTTGCGACAACTCAAAATCTACTGTTAAGCCATTTTCTCCAACAATTGTTATATATGGTTTAAATTTAAACATTTTCAACCCCCTTAAAGGATATTTTGTCTGTCAGCATTCTACTTTCAAGAAGCATCTTGTAAGTATACATTGCTTTAAGTGTTTTTGAATAGTTTGTCCTTGAGAGCCTTGGAACAAACGAAAGTTGTCCGTTGTCCCATTCATTCAGAAACACCCTCAGTTTATTGATTTTATCTACGACTTCTTTGTACTCGGATAAAAGTCTGGTTTTATAGTCGTTCATTGGTTGTCCTCCTTTTCAAAATAGAATTTCACAGGCTTTTCAACTTCTGTGATTAACCCATATTTCTTAGCCAAACGATAAATAAAAATGTTTTTGAGTCTTGATGTTAGCTTTCCTAACTGCTTTCTGAAATCTTCAATAGGCATTGTTGATTTGTAGAAATTACACATTCTGCAAGCAGGATTATAGTTTTCAATATCATTTGCACCGTTATACCAATACACACTTTCAATATGGTCAACTTGCATATCCTTTAGTTCAAGTTCACAACCACAATATGCACAATGTCCGTTGTATTTTTCATATACTTTAAGTCTTACTGGTTTAGGGATAGGTTTTCTTTTCATTTTATTACCCCTCAATTGTTTTTATTTCAAGCGTTGCTTCGTTAGCAAACTCAATGTAAATATAACGAGCTCTATATTCTAAGTAGTTAACTAATTGTGTTGGTGGCGTTTCGTTGGTAATCAATGCCGATATAATAGCCTTAATTGCTTGGTCAAATTCATTCTCCGATATTGTTAGTGATATACCGGCGTTAGGGTTGTCCTGCACAAAACTAAGCAAGGACTCATAATCAATGTTCTTATGCAAAACTAAGCTCCTCCTTTGACTTATACTTTTCTTTATATGAACCGTGACTGTTTGTATGCTTGGCAAGGATTTTCCATTTACTATCTTCTACCAATTCGTCAACGAGTATTTCGTCATAAATGCCCCTAAAATCGTTTGTAATCAACGAATCCTTGCAGAGAGTAATCGTGCCTGTTCTAAAAGAAATACGGTCATAGGTTAAATATGACGAAGTATTTAAGTATGTGTCGTTCATAATCGCCTGTTCGAGAATTGAAACAGAAATTTCGTCACAATCTTTGTTGTCTTTAAGGACAACAAGATAGTTGTAATTTTTGTTACTGCAACGCTCAATTGCTTTTTTCAAGAGTTCTATCTGTCAAGTAATAAATCATATATGTCTCCTATCTGTTATCATCATACGAGCCACTCTCTTGTGGCAATGCGGACAATCTGCTATATACGCCAAATCGTCTGAAGTTAATATCAGTTTGTAGTCATCCTTATCTGCTTCAAAAACACAGTTACATCTAAGACACTCAAATCTGATTATAGGTGATTTAAGATCGCCTTCTTTGAGAACTTGAATCATTTAATACTCCTTGCCATTATTATCATTGCCATACTCCTTCTGTGTCATATATATCTCCTATCTGCTACAATGATTCTTCATAGCTCACATTAGTTTTACAACAAGGACAATTTGCCGAAAAAATAAATGTATTGTATGATGTAAAACATTGTTTATAGCTTTCTCTGTCGGCTTCAAATACACACCCGCAATTGCGACAAACAAATCTAAATACAGGTTCTTTCATATTACCTTCTCTAATAATTTGAATCATTTCATTCACTCCTGTTTGCAAGTTTAGCCATCACACTTAACAGTTTACGGACACAATAGCGATCATAAACGCCTTCATTTGCTGTATAAAAATAATCTTCTCTGTATTTGCGAATAACATCTTCTACATTGTTTCTTTACACACCTTTTGCCTGTAGAAGTTTTCTAAGTCTCTTGTGTGTCATTATGATCCGCCCTTCCGTTGCGTTTGCAACATATTAAAATCTTTCTTTTAAAAATATTCTTTAATTTCATGTCCACACCACGGACACCGAACATACATGCCGTTATCATATATAAGGTCTCCAAAATGTGTGTCATTCACATTAAAACGAAATTGACAATGACATCTCGGACATTCTTTTTCATACATTGTTTCAATCACTTGCAGCTCAGGTTTGCCTTGTCTAATAATTTCCATAGTTACACTCCTTTATTACATTGTGTTTTATATCACTCTCTATCCAATCATATTCTTGAATGTCGTAATACGCCTCAGCACACTCACGAGAACAGAAGATATTGTCGTATTTATCTCGAAAATATGTATAGTCATATCTTAATTTGTTACTACGCTGATGACAGACTGCCATAACTGGTGGATCGAGAGCATGAGAACAAGTGGGTTTGCAAGGAAAGTTTTTGCATACATTACACATCTAATTCTCCTCAAAATTAAAAATTCCATAAATTTCTGTGTTACACCAAGGACAAACAATCCATTCATCCCAGTCCTCGTCCTCCCAGTCGTAACTTATGTTTGTGGCATAATGTGTGTCATAATCATCATATTGAAATACACATCCACATTCTGAACAGGATATTGTATTTGGTTTTGATGGTTTGATTTGCAACTCAGGTTTGCCTTGTTTGATGATTTTCATTGTCACTCTCCTGTAAAACTCGTGTTTTATTTGTCATTTTTACGCCTCCGTAATTGGCAATGGAGTTGTATGTATAAGCAATGCTGGATTTGTGTGTACTGATACATCTTCCTTGTGGATTGTGTCATTAGTCTCAAATTTATAAAACTTATACTCACCAATAACTTCACTCAGCACTTCAGCGCCACACATAATCATATCAATGGCATTAGTCGAAAGGTTTTCGCTATCTGTAACACAAATTGCAACACTCTCTTTCCCATTAACATTTCGTGTTAGAACCATATCTCCTTTATTAAGAGATTCATTATCTGGGACTTTGTATGTATATCTTTTTGCGTTTGTATCCTGTATGTGTCTTACTTGTACAATGTTCATTTATCATTCTCCTTTCCATTTAAACAAACATTCAGTTTTATGTTCTTTATTTTGAGCGTTAATACTTCGTAATACAGGCTTTGACCATACTGTTTCAAAGTCATTTGGAGCATATTGTTCACTTATATATACATAATTATTTTTTGACAATCTTCTTGCAAAATTCCAAAAATCAATATGATCAAAGTTTGTTGCAATTCCAAATTCTTTCGTATGAAAGTATGGCGGATCAAGATAAAAGCATACACCTGAATAGTCTGTTTTAAGATAACACTCATAAGATATGCAATCCAACGATACTGTCGATAAATCGCCTGCTTGTTTTTCAAGATTGCGCTTGCTTTCTTGATAATAGTCACGGATTTTGTTACCGTTAGGTGTTTTTATACTGGTAGGCTTTGCATACCCGCCATCAAACCATCTGCCATTATACGAAGCAAGAAAACCTACATTTCCAACATACCACTGTTCGTATTTGTCTTTATCTGTCCCGTTTTTCCAAGCTTCTCTCACAAGGTTGTATGTATCTCTCGACACTTCATCAAGTAAAGGTTTTCCTTCTTGTACTCTTTTGAGCAATGCTATCAGGTACGGATTTATGTCAGAGCCTATACGCTCTTGACAACGAATCTTATCAATTATATTACCCCCTCCAACAAAGGGTTCTATGTATGTAGTCACATGATTGCTGTCAATACATTCCTGTAATATTGGGACAATATATTTAGCAATACGAGATTTGCTTCCCATATACTTCATTGATTTCTCCTTAATCTGTATAAATCGTAATTAAGTTGCCCAATTTGCGATAGCCGAAACAAAGATTGCCACCATCGCAAATCAGAGCCTGTTCATCTTCTGTGAAATTGAACGGATTACTTAACACTTTGTATGTAATGTTACCGTAACCATATCCCTTCTGCGTGTAACACATATAATTCTGCAAATCATCTTGTGTAACATCGTACTTCTTTGTGTAAAAGTTCAGCCAAATCAATTTTGCTTTCGGTACAAGTTTCTTGTATATTGCAAGATTTTCTTCATGAAGTTCATTCTTATTAGGCTTAAATGCCCACCCTGTATTTATCAATGAATTACCTCCTCAACAATCTTCGTTCTTGGGACATACATTCTTCTACGCTGTTTGTCCTCAATTTTTCTGGTCTCTCCCAGAACTTTCTGTAATGATTTTAACGCATCAGAATGTGACTGAATCCATTCTACTAATGGAGCATTAAGTTCTACACTATCTTTTGCTTTTCTACGGTTCTCTCTAACTTTCGTTAAAGCTTTCCCAAGTTTGGCAGTGTCGTGATACGACACATCTTCAAGTTCAAGTTTATGTAAGATATCTTGTGTTTCGTAGTCGTGCAATGATTCGTTTTTAATATTGTTTTGAAAATCTTCAGTTGTTTGTGTGAAAAAGTTGATTGTATCTTCTAACTCTTTAGCTGTTTTGATTTTCGTCATCTCCTTTAATAATTTGTGATTAAAACTTCCGTTGAACTGTTGCCTGTTTTTACCTTAGTTTGATAGTTACAATTATTGTAATCTTTGATTAGATAATGTGTGTTGTAGTTCTTACTCCACTCTTTAAGAATTGTATTTTCTTTACCTTTGTGTTCTGTAACATTCGACAAAGCAAATTTGCCACCTTTTGAGTTAATAATGTCAAGTAAATTAAGAAGCTCTCTCTCATAATCTTCTGACCATTTACAAAAATAATCTCGTTCATATCCACCAACAGTAATAAGATAAGGTGGATCACAATAATAGAAAGTGTTATTAAATTCTGGCGAATCTAAATTCAAATTATGGAAATCGCTACTGTAAAAACTAATATTTTTCTTGTCGATAGCTTCTATGTATTTTACAAGTTTATCCTCTAACGACTTAGAGAAGTAAGACCTGCTTGCACCAGACGGCATATTAAACTCTCTATTCTTATTAAAGGCTATTTGATAGTTGAATGCGTGAGTAATTAAGCAATATAAAACTACTGCATTTTCTCTATCAAGCTTATCTTTCAGATTTGTATTATAGTAACTTCTTAAATTAAGAAATTCTTGCTTACTAAACTTGTTCAATTTGTATGTATCAATCATTTCTTTAACTTCGTCTACAAATTTGCTATCAAGATTTCTGAAGATATTAACGAGTGGTTTACATTTGTCGTTATACACAACCTGTTTTGCATTCACATTTAGTGAAACTTCTCCACCCCCCCCCGAACAAATCTACAAATTTATCAATTTTCTTCGGAAAGAGAGGTAGAATCTGAGGCAGCAATTTATATTTACCACCAATATAATTAAAAGGATTTTTCAAATAATCTATATTTACCATCTCCTTATCGTGTTACTACTTGTCCTGATTTCAAACTTTCTTGAACTTTGATTACTCTTTGGTTTGATGAGCCACACCAAGCAAGAGAAATATCTTTTTGTGACTCATCATATTTACCGTCAACAAGGATGTCTATATAAGGTAAGATTTCGTTTACAATAAACTTAGATTTCAATATCTGTTCGTATGTATAACCTGTATATAACCATATTGTTTTGCTTGGTAGTTTGGTCTTGACCGTTTTTACAATATTAGATACCTGTTGTTGATTTACTTGTTCCAATGGGTGTCCACCTGAGAGCGTTAGCCCCGATATATAATCAGGACTTAACGCTTCAAGCAATTCAGTCATAGTGTCATTAGTAAATGGTTGTCCGGCTGTAAAATCCCAAGTCGAAGGATTTTGACAGTTGTAACAATGAACGGTGCAACCGCTTACCCATAGCACAACTCTGACTCCAACTCCATTGGCAATATCGTGTTTAGTGATTTTGATGTAATTCACTCGTTGCCACCTAAATGCACATATCTTTCTTTGATTTCTTGTGTTCTTCCTTGATTCCAGAAGTTAGTTCCTATATCCTTTTATACCCTCGGTTTCCCGATATTTATTAGGGGAGTAGACTATACAATCTCATTGTTTCTTCAACTTAATTTATGCTTTGTATGTATAATTACTGATATATTGTCCGTTGTCAGGGTTTCTTGTAACATGATTGACTTGTAATGTATATTCAGTGTTTTCTTTTGCTGTACACCATTCGAGGTTTTCTACTCGATTATCATTACGAATAGTGTTTTTGTGATTAACATATTGTTTATGATGAGGATTTGGGATAAAATTCTCTGCCACAAGTCGATGAATATATAAATCTTTTCTTTTGCCAGTAGAATTTTGTCTGGCACAAATGCGAGCATATCCATTCGTTGTCATGCGAGGTTTTAGCTTATACAAAGGAATAATTTTTCCTCTATTTCGATTTCCTCTTCCTAAATTGCAAAATACTTCTCCAGTATCGGAAATAAAATACCCCGTATAATCATTAATTTCTTTTATTATTTACTACACCCTCCTTTTCTCTTTTCATATAAGAAAGAAACAATTCCCCGAAATTATAGTCGTTGAGCGTCCTCCATCAGCATTGCCTGTTAAGGAGTTTCGTTGCGTAAGAGTGACTTGCACACTCGGTAATCCCTTGCTTAATGTTTTTATGGTTTCTATCCTATCGGACTGACAGATTTAATCCTATACCGCATTCACACTTGCCGTTTCCAGCTATGTTGTAGCCATTAAGGTTATGGGGACTTCCCCGCAGTTTATTCGGTTTAAAGTGGGCTTATAGCAAACCCACAAGTTCTCCGACAGATGTTCAATTTACTTTCATCTGTGTTACCACAGTTTGGACACTTCCAAATAAGTTTACCGTTTTCATTTTCTATTACATCAATCTCTCCGTCATATCCGCACACTTGACAGTAATCACTTTTGGTGTTGAGTTCAGCATACATGATATTGTCGTAGATAAATTGCATAACAGACAGAACAGCTTCTGTGTTATTTTGCAAATTAGAAGTTTCAATATAACTAATTGCACCACCCAAACTTAATGCCTGAAACTGTGATTCAAGTTTCAGTTTTGCAAAGGCGTCAATAGGCTCTCTGACATTTACATGATAACTATTTGTGATGTAGTTTTTATCTGTAATACCTTCGATAATACCAAATCTTCGCTGTAAACATTTTGCAAACTTATAAGTTGTGCTTTCAATCGGAGAACCATACAGCGAAAAACCTAAATCAAGTTGCTCATTCCATTCATCGCACTTTTTGTTCATATATCTCATAATATCAAGTGCGAACGGTGTTACTTCCGGATCTGTATGAGATTTGCCTGTCATATACTTTACACACTCATACAATCCTGCATAACCAAGTGATATTGACGAATAACCACCAACAAGCAATTTATCAATGGTTTCACCTTTCTGAAGTCTTGCTAATGCACCGTGTTGCCAAATAATCGGAGCTACATCCGACACTGTTCCTTTCAACCTCTCATATCTGCACAAGAGGGCTTTATGACACAGCTCTAATCTCTCATCAAAAATCCTCCAAAACTTCTCTTTATCTTTACCTGACGATAAGGCTACATCAACAAGATTGATTGTAACTACGCCTTTGTTGAATCTGCCATAAAATTTGTATTCACCATTTTCTTTGTACGGTGATAAAAAGCTTCTACACTGACTGTTCGGTATCAACAGTCTGGACTATATCTTTGGGAGTTATTATGCTAACTCGCTCACTCCGCACTTCCATCTGTATCATTATTCAGATGTACTCTACTCACTTCATCACACAAAGCTATTTGTGCTATGCTTTCGATAGTCTCTTGACCTTACGCATATGCGTCTTGGCACAGGATAGTTCAAGTCTAAGTTTCACCCCGAAAGTCCCCTGTTAGCACACTACTTAACTGTCATTTCCTACAGTTCCTATTCGTGTAATGCACACCATTTTGATTTATGTTCACGGAGTTTTAGATGAGCCGTTTAACCCATCGAAGGGAAACAATTTCCTTCTTTTAGCTTTGTCATCGCCTTTTCTGAAATGTAATCAGGTACAAGTCGTTTAGCTGAACATTTTGCGGCAAGCTCTGTAAGATACCAATACTTGCTATCCTCAGTAATGTTGTCCTCTTCAAGTACATAAATAAGCTTTGGAAACGCAGGTGTAATCCACACACCCTTTTCATTTTTAACGCCTTTATATCTTTGATTAAGTGTTTCTTTAATAATCATAGCGAGGTCGTGTTTCTCTTGCTCATTGTTGGCTTCATTAAGATACATAAAGACTGTGATAAAAGGAGCTTGTCCATTAGTTGTCAAAAGTGTTTCCACTTGATATTGGATTGTCTGAACACCTTTGTTGATTTCCTTTTGAAGTCTTTCTTCGGCTATCTCGGCAATCTTATTTTCGTCAGTTTCAAATCCACACTGACTCCACTCTCTTCTCAACTCATCTTTAATGTGCTGTCGGCTAATATTCACAAACGGTGCGAGAGCAGTAAGACTGATACTCTGTCCGCCATATTGACTGCTGGCAACCTGAGCAATAATCTGTGTTGCAATTGTACAAGCCGTTGAAAAACTGTGTGGTTTCTCAATCATAGTGCCACTGATAACCGTTCCGTTCTGGAGCATATCATCAAGATTACATAAGCAACAATTATAAGTATGTTGTGCAAAGTAATCTTTATCGTGGAAATGAATAATTCCTTCTCTGTCAGCCTCAACAATATCTTGAGGAAGTAAAACTCTATCAGTCAAATCTTTGCTGACCTCACCTGCCATATAGTCACGCTGAGTAGGAATGATAGTGGGATTTTTATTTGAGTTTTCCTGTTTGATGTTCTCGTTGCTTAAATCAATCAGTGAAAGGATTGCATCGTCAGTAGTGTTCTTCTTACGGATTAGACTCTGCTTGTATCGGTAAAGTGTATATCTTTTTACCAAAGAAAAACAACCGTATTTATCTATGTATTCTTCAATTAAATCCTGTATATCTTCAACTGAATAAATTCGCTTACTTCGTCTGAGCTTATCATAAATTCTTGTAGCAATATTTTTAATTTCATCATCAGACAATGTTTTTTCATGATTTATATGAGATTCACTATTTGCTTTTCCAATTGCAGAAATAATCTTATTGCGGTCAAAATCCACTTCTCGACCATCTCGTTTAATTACTTTCATTTAATCACCTATACTTTCAGAGAATATCACCATATGTAAGATTACTAAAATCAAATAAATTATGGCAATTATTACAAGATATTCTCGCTGGGTTTTTATCGTGAAGTGTGATTCTATGTGCAAGCTCGCAGAAAGGGCATTTGACAACAAAAGAAAAAGGAAAATGAGAGATGTATGTACGAACAATGTTATCTTCATTTATGTATGCGACTTTATTTTTTTTACTCGTGTTTTCTTGCCATTCTTTTTTGCCAAGTTTTACACCTTTAGCAAAACCCCTAATGTAATCAGCAGAACCTTCAATTTTGTGTGGATTATCTTCTGCGTTTTTTACAAATAAAACATCAATTTTATGTGCGTTTGCGTACTCAATTTCCTTGATAACACCTGTTGAATCGTACCATTTTTCGCCTGTCACCCATATTTCATCACATTCGGCAAGCTGATACAGACAAAGTTCAAGTCCATCTTCATAAGACATATCATTGTATAGAAAGCCAAACATATGTATCGGTGAAATAAACATATAATTCGGATGTTTCTTTTGCTGTGTTTTAATAATTTCTTCAACCTCTTTGAGATTGTTTTTGTCACCACCGTATTTGTGGCTGACATACACTGTTTTTTCAAATTTCTTCATTCAATTCCTCCTATTTATTTTTTACTATCAGTAAATTCAAAGCATACGCATCACCCCCCCTTTTATTGTTACCTTTAACCCTGTATTAGTCTTTATTTTTGATTGTAATTCGCAACTCTACTGTTTTACCGTCCTTTAAATCCCATTCATACCCACTTGAGATTTGCTTTGGGGAAGAAAATCCACCCAACAATTTATTTACCATATAATCTCTAACAGCTCCAATTGCTTCATCTGTAACTTCAGATTTGTTTTGCCACATATATTTGTTTTTATGATTTAATGTGCCAGCGTATATGCCAAAAGCACCACAACCAACATGATATTCTGCCATTTAAGTTCTCCTTTTTGTTGATTTTTAAACTTCATATCTGTTAATCTCTTTAGCTGTCAATCCATATCACGCTCCTTTTTTTCTGCAATAAGATTTAAGCCTTTGTAACAATCGTCACATAGCTGTATTTTAATTTTTCTTTTACTTTTGACAGGAGTTTTAATCCGAGTAAAGTATTCAATATCAATCCCTACATAAAATTCCTTCATTTTAACTATGTACGGATTTTCGATAATTTTGTAACAACTATCACACTGATAAACTCTCATTTACTTTCACATCCTTGTAAAACTCATATCTGTTATCTTTGTTTTCAGCTTTTATTGCAATCGCTAAATCTCTTGTGCTTATTTCGTCTACACTGTTAATACTTTCCATTAATCTGTCAATTAATAAAATTTTTTCACCGTTTGCAACTGCATCAAGCACATCAGAACTACAAACTGCTTCGTACTTCCTCATTTTTTGCACTTCCTTTCCCAATCCTTTTTCATTGCCTTGAGCTTTTTTGGGCAATCCTTCCAATTGTGATTTTTTCGTTTCCAATGGAAAGAAAAGAGCTTATAGCGTAAGCCTTTGTATTTGATTCCGTGATACATTATTTTGCCTCCCATTCTACAAACTTGTTCACCCATTCTGTAGTTTCTGGCATTGTTTTGAGTAAGAACACACAGTTTTTAACATCTTCCTCGGTGCGATTTGAGATTACATAGTCAACTTTTTCTTCAATATCTTTAAACTCTTTACGGTCGTTAATAATACGCTCCATAGCTTTTACAGTTCCTGTTTTGCTGTCTTTATACCTTTTCTTCATTCTCAAGAATCTTTCAACAGCAGGACAATCTATCAGTACAGAGTCAATTAGTTTATCGCCTTTGTAATTATTCTTGAAATCTTCAAATCCCTTTGGATCGATTATGTAAAAATCAGCGTCATCAATTTGCTGTTGTGTTGCACAATATCTGTAACCGTTAAACTCGGTATAAGCCACGATATTGGTCAGTTTATCAAACTCCTCATCTGTCACAAAAATATGTGAGTTTGGAGATTCATTATCTCTTCTTGGTCGTGTCGTATAAGACACAACCTTTTTGCGATTATATTCCTTACAAACTTTGTCTACTAAGTAATCTTTACCAGAGCCCGAAGCTCCGAGAACTAATACAATTGATTTAACAGTCATTATTATCTCCTTTTAGTAACTGCTGAAATAAACATTATCTACCACTGCATACGGTGCTCCAAATGAATGATAACAACTCATTCTGAACGCTTTGACATTATAATCTCTATCACCACTCAATATCCTTTGAGCAACTGAATAAGACAACTCGCTCGGATCTCTCGTGTAAAGAATACCTGCCACATTGAATGTATTATAATCAAAAGCTACTGCTCTCAATCCACCGTTACTGTCAGCTAAATTCATTGCCGTTGAACCTACCAACCATTGACAATACTCGCTACAATTACCCGCTTCGCAATAAATTACTCTTGCCAACAAATCTACCTCATCTGACGATGTGTTATATGTATTATTTGATTTTGTAATAGTTTTTGTTTCTGCTTGAACTTCAACTTTTTCTGTTGGCGGTTCTGTAGGAGGAGAGGTTGTTTCAACCTTCTTCTTGTCTTTTTTAGTTTTCTCAGTGGGTTTTACTGTTGTTGGTTCTGTTGTGACTTGCACGGTTGTAGGTTGCATTGTTGATTTGACTGCCGTATCTTTAGTGGCTGTATCTCGTGTTGCAGTGTCAGGGGTGGAGATGTTTGGTTCTCCACAAGCCGAAAAGCCAAACATCATACCTAACATCACCCATAAACTTGCTATCTTCTTACCAAATCGGATATAATCACCCTTCCTTAATTTCCCATTTTCTAAATTTATCCACATAATCATCAGTGAAAAAACCTCTGATAATAAGTGTTTGTGGCTTATTTGTGTCTATAAGCATTAATCCAAGTAGACTTTTACCGGACAACACTTCCTTGCCTTGTGCTACTTCAATAATGCCACTCATTAATTCATCTGCTATGTGAAGAAAATCGTCAAAATCATCTCGCTGAAGCTGAATGTGTAACATTACTGTTCTATGTATTTTGTTTTCCATAGTTTACTCCATAACCGAGCCTACTGCCCACTTACTAATTACTGAGTAAATATCCTTGTCGCACACACAAGTAATGGTATTCCAATCAACATTATGTGCTGCTTTAGTTTTTGCTCTTTCAACACCGTTTGCAAGAACAAGACTTGCAAGGAATGATTTGCCACTGATAGACCAATCTTTGCCATTTTCATCTTTACCGATAAGAGTTACTTCTTCGTCAATCTGACTTACAGCCTCTGTAAAATCAGACACATCCTTAAGTGTAACAAGTTCAATTTTTTGCCTCATTCAATCACCTTTCTTAATTTAGCAATTTATATTTTGTTAAATTCCAATACCCCTTTTTATCTTTGTAAATACCATCTAAAGGCACATAAATTACATCATATTGTTTCAATGGCAATGATGCAAAAAGATAGTGTTTTAATGTTAAACTTCCTTCTTTTCCGGTACCAACCGAACGATACGAAATTCTTTTTGCAAATTCCTCGTTAGTTTGTTTGTTTTTAAGAGGGTAGACATTCTTTACGAGCAGTTTCTGCCTATCTTCAGCTTTGTGTGTGGTTAAATCAATATACCCCAAATATTGTTCCTGTGTTTGAATAATGCGTTTATAATTCCAAGCCTTGAAATTCATTTGATTTGCAATAGTTTCGATGCCATTTAGTATGTTATCTATGTTTTGAATAGTGAACGATTCTTTAATAGTGTTATCTTTCTTTAAGTCTGTACTATTATTTTTTACTATGTCGTACAATTCAAAATGCTCTGTTTGTAATACGGACTTCTTAATATTCTTGCGAAATCCCTTGCCGGTAGACGCTCTAAAGAATTGATAAGTTGCAAGTATGTATAATAGTTTCGATTGAATTCCGTAGTGGTCGAAGAAACCTATTTTAATTAAAATTTCTATTTTAGATAGTCCCACAGAAGTCTCTTGGTCGGAGAGACGAATTACATCTATAAAACTGGTCGGCTGTTGGTTGTAAACTTTAAAAAGTTCTGTGGCGACCTCTTCAGATAAAAATTTAACTGAACCAATACCTTTTGCAATTGCGTGAAGGTCTTTGTTAAAATAATAGTTTCCTAACGAAATTCCGAATTTAGGTAATGTAATTTCAATATCTTTTGCTTTAGCAGCTTTTTCTCCCGTCTGTATTTGTTCATCATTCTTTGCACAGTTTAAATATGCTGTGCAAAACTCATACGGATAATAGTAGTAATAATAAGCACACAAATAACTAATCATACAGTATCCAATGGCGTGATTCATACCAAATTGATAACTGGCACTGTCTTGAATAATCTGAAGAAACTCTTTAGCTTCCAGTTCTGCAACATTTCTTGGAGAATTTGATTTATGACAATAACCTTCAAGTATTGACGGCAATGCTTTAGCCAATCTCTTTTCATCTTTATGTCCGATTGCTCTACGCACATTGTCAGCTTCGCTGCCCGACAGTCCGCATATTTCTTGAAGAAACTTAATTGTGTCCTCTTGAAATATTAAATATCCATTGTTTTTATTAAGCAGTTTATCTATAACCTCTGACGGATTTTTATGAGGTATATGCTTAAATAGCTCCTCTCTGTAAGAAGAACCTGATGGTCTAATAGCAGCCGTGACTATTGCCATATCCAAAATACTTTTAGGCTTATATTTTTTTAAACAATCTATAGCAAAAGGAGACTCAAACTGAAAAATAGAACCTGTAGTTTCTAACATGCTTTCCCATACATTTTGATCATCCCAATCAATCTCGTGAGATTTTGGATAAGGTAAATGAGCGAATTTGCAAGTTTCACTAATAACTTGCACTGTCTTTAATACAAGCAAATCATACTTGGTCAACCCTACATCATGAATTTCATCCATATCAATCTGAAGAGTACAGTAGCCATCTTTCTCGAACACACCGTAATTGTCAGCTAAAGTAATTGGACTAATAACAATTCCTGCTGGATGTACCGACTGTGCATGCTTAATACCTAACAAGCCATCATAGTAATAAAACAATTTCGGATACTTTTGTCTTGCTAAATCAGGATTGGTATTAAAACATTGCTTAATTTCTTTGACTTTTTGAATAGAATATTCACACTCACTAAAATCGGTTTTTGGGTGTCTTAATTCCCAATTAAGTCGAAATGCTTGTCCTATCAGATCAATAGCAGCCAAATCTTTCAGTGTCGAATATGTAGGAACTCTGGCTGTTTTTGTTTTACCGAATTTATCTATAATGTACTCAAACATTTCTGGTCTATCCGATTCTACAACATCAACATCAATATCTCCTACTTCTACTCTGTCTTCATTACAGAATCGAGAAAATACTGTACCCCATTTTTCAGGGTTTAGGTCAATAATATCGGTAACATACGCTGTTCTTGAGCCACCAACTGAACCTCTTGAAAAACCTATTGGTTTTCCTTGATTTCTAAAATGTGAGAGAATTTCACTCATTGAAAGCATAAAACCCGACATACCTACTTTCTTAAAGACTCTCAGTTCTTCAGGTATTGCTTTATCAAATCTATCCTTTTCTTCTGATGAAATAACACCATTATCAAGCTTCTCTTGATATTTTTGATATACCAATGAAGTAAATTTTTGTTCGTCTTTTTCAGCACTGCCATACAAAATAGGGTACTTAATCGATGTATCAAGCATAAACTCTTCGACACTATCTGCCATAACATTGGTGTTGTTAATAGCCTCTATGTATAAAGAACTCGGTATTGCGTCCTGTGTTGCGAAAGCTTTCACTAATTCATCGTAAGACTTATACACTAAGTCCATCTTATCTTCGCCTTCGTAATGTTGTTTTTTAGCATCTAAGATTACTTGTCTACACTCTGCTTTATAAGAATTAACTGAGTGGGCGTCTGTTGCAGCTATTAGCGGAATATGATATTTCTCAGACAGATATGCTAAATGTCTATTGTATTCAATTTGTTCTTTGCAATTGTGTGGTTGAATTTCGAGATAATCATACCCTTTAACTAATTGTTCATACCATGTATCTTCTACAGGTAATTTATTTAAAGGAGAAGCAAGACAGGCACTTGTTTTGATAATGTTGTCAGACAGTGAAAGAAACTCTTCAAACGAGATTCTGCCAACATAATAAAAATGATTTTTGTCAGTTCTTGACAAACTTATAAGCCGGTTGAGTTCCTTAACACCTTCATAGTTTTTCGCAATAAGAACTGTATGATAATTGTCTCGGATTTTGTCTGTATGATTTTTTGTTAAGTAACACTCAACTGCATGTATATACTTAATGCCTTTTAAGTCACAATACATTTTCTTCTTAACCCAGCCCTGCATATTGCCATGTTCTGAAAATGCAATTGCATGCTGTCCCAACTCTACTGCTTTATCAACATAATCTTTGTAATTGGTGGCACTGTCTTTAAGAGAATAGTCTGTATGTATATGGTAAGCAACATAATTGTCGATAATATTAATCTTCCTTTCCGAACACTTCACTTGTCTCGTTTGGATGCGGGAAAGGAATAGACTCTGTGTATTTATTCTTATCCCATGCGTATTGTTTTCCAAACTCCATTTCGTTGGTGTAAAATCTACGAGATGGCGGATCGTACCACATTGGAATTGATAAATTCTCCTGTCCTCTCATCCTGTCTTTTAAAACATCCAATATAACATCATAATTTTTAACTAATTCGTCACCAGTTTGCTTTTCATTGGGTTTCACTCTATATAACGAGAAACTTCGATGAGCGAGATCTAACATACCTCCAGAACCACCAATATCATATTTACAAAGGCGAGTAACCTGCTGTCCTTTTCGTGGATGAATAACCAAAATAATAACAACTTGAAATGTGGCTGCAAATTTGGTCAACCAAGACATGAATGCGTTTTGTGTTTCGTTTTTATTGTTGTCGGTAGCTCCAAGATTGATGACCGTAAGATTGTCCAATATGAGCATTTTACAACCATACTTCCTAACACAATCCTCCATTGATTTTTTGATATTATCGACTGAGTTGTCATAATCATCTTTATAAATATAAAGACGGTTTTTATAATATCCATCAATTTTAGTACGAGCACTTTTACTAACTTTGTAATATACACTTCCTTTACTGTCATGAAACTGATCGATATTGTGTCTACCTGCAAATATAAAATCAATCCAGTTTTTCATCATCGAATTAGGAAGCTCTTTAGAATACAACCAAACAGACTTTTGTTGGTCAAGCGATTGACATATAAACTGTGACAGTAAAGATGATTTACCACTGCCATTAGTACCCGTCAGAATTGTAACTGTACCATAAAACATTTTCATTAGCTTATTGTCTAACTCTGTAATGCCAGTATAAATACCGTCAATTTGAGAAAGGTCAACATCTTCAATGTCTGAAAAGTCAATAACGCTATCAACAGGCGAATCTTTTGCATCCAGTATAAGTTTCAGTACATATTCTTTTCCAAACCAATACAATGTCTCATTGAGATCACTAATAAAAGCTTGACTGCCATCTGATTTTGTTACCGTTGTGGGTAACTGTACAATCTTTGTTCGCCAGTTTCCAAGTCTACTTGAAACCTCTTTAATCATTTTTTGTCCCGCTTCATCGTTATCTGCACATACAATAATATCGGTGAATTGTTCTAACCAGTCCCAATTATGTTCAATCCAATGAAAGTTTCCAGCCCCAAGCGGGACACTAACTGCATTAGTGAATCCCGCTTCTATAGCTGAAGCACAATCAATTTCTCCTTCACATATTAGTAAAGGACTGTCAACATTAACACGATTCATATTGAACAATATTGGACTTGTATCTGCATCTTTTTGACACCATGTTTTTACTTCACCTTTGCTCTTATCTATCTTATGGCTCGGTCGGTATTTAACCAGAGTAAGCACATCGTTCGTGTCGTAATAGTTAAACACTATATTTTCATGAGAGTCTTGTCTAATATCGCAATAGTCAATTGTGCTTGGTGATATTTTTCGTAAACCTAAGTATTCTTCGATTTTGTTTTTTGAGTGACATTCTACAGGTTTTGGGTATCGGTACTGGGTTTTAGTCTTTACACCCATCTCTCCAAACGCATATTTAATGCCTGCTTTTTCAAATAAATACTGAACTGCTTCCAAATATGTATGTCCTTTAATCATATAAGCATCAATAATGTCAGTCGATATACCACATCCGAAACAATGAAAATTATATGTTTTTGGATTGTAAATCCAACTTGGAGTATCTTCCTCGTGGAAAGGGCAACATGCTCTCAAACGACTCTCATCAAAATTTTCAACTTCTAAAATTTGAGCTATTTCAAAAGCATTCTTCTCTCCTAATTTCTCTTTTGCTTTATGAATTTTGTCTTTTTCAATAAGCAAACATAATCACTCCTCAAGAAAATCAAAATCGTCCTCTTCAGTATAGCTTTTAGAACGCTCGCAAAATGCCCGTACCGAACAAAGGTTGTTACAAAAGAAATCATCACACTTGTAATTATTGATATTTTTGTCTTTAGCAGCGTACTGCACGAACACTTTATCTAACCAGCATTCTTCTTCCAGAATTTCATTTATGGAAGCCTCAGCCCAAGACAAAGCTTTCTCATATTCACTCTTATTGAAATCTACGCTTTTCATTTCTCCGAGCTTAAACATATTAAAAATCAATTTTGTGGGATATGTGTGATATGTTTCGTATATGTATTTGGAATACAGGTACAACTGAAAAAGATACTTCCGTAATTCTTGCTCGTTCTTAAAAGCTCCTTTGCTTTTGTGGTCGCAGATAATATACTCGCCATTCTTCTCAAGTATTAAGTCGATAACACCAACAAAGTTATACTCGCCAATTTTGGTTTTAATCTTCTGTTCAACACCGACTACTTGATATTCAGAAAAAGCATCCTCAAAACCTCGAAAATATTCAAGACCTATTTGGTAATATTTCTTATTCATATCAACATAGCGATTTTTAGGGAAATCAGATAAAACCGTTCTTTTATAAGCATTTTTGTACTGCTCTTCAAGATCGAAAATGCTGCTTTGACCTTTGTAATAACTTTCTAACAATTTGTGACATAAAGAACCCCATTGACTAAAAGCGTTTTCCTCTTGGGGTTTCCTATCAATATATGATAAGAAGAACATGCGAGGACAAGTCTGATAAGAATTTATACTGGAAAACGACCAGTATCGGTTTTTTAATTGTTTTAAGTTAATCAAAATGGTAACTCGTCCTCTGTTTCAGATGTAGTAGGTTCTGCCTTGGACGGCGTAGTTATATTTGCATCATCACCACTTTCGTTACGCTTGTCGTCACAAAACTCTGCATTCTGTATCATAATTTCTACAACCTGATGCTTCTCTTTTTTTTCTGTTTCGTATGTACGAGAAGTCAGTTCACCATCAATTCCAATCTTTCTTCCTTTTGAAAAATGCTTACAGATAAATTCTGCAACACTTCCCCATGCTACACAGTTAAAAAAGTAATCATCGTTGTCTTTGCCATAAGACCTTACTGCAATTCTAAAATTAACAACCGACTTTCCATTAGGTGTTATTTTAAGTTCGAGTTCGTTTACAATTCTTCCAATTTCACATACTTGATTCATATTAAACCTCCCACTGTTCAAGTCGCTCAAGCACAATTTTTAGCGTCTCTATATCTGTAATTTTGGTCGGATTTTGATGTCCTGACATATCTGCAATAGAAGCATATAATTTTTTGCTATCAACGCCTTTAGACACCAGTTCTTTACAAATAGACACTACTTTGCCTTTAAGCACATCTAAATCAGATACTTTCTTAGCTTTGGTACGCTTTGCTTCATCACTCAATTCTTCGCCATACCAAAGATTCAAACCAAGACCAAATAATGCTGCATTTTTTGTTAGGCATCTCTTGATAGCTTTGTTTACCATCGTAGATTCTACCTGATCGGCTGGTACAGACTTATTACGGTTATCCATAATAGCCAACTGTTCTTCTTGAGTTTCTCCGTTAATGGATAACACTGTTTCAACCCAACAAGTTTTTCCGTCAGTATGGTAAAGATTACCGTTATCGTCTCTAACTACGGTATATGACGAATTTGGAAAATACTCTTTTATGTATGCCCATGCAGACGCCCATGGTAAATAATTCATACCATTTTTTGGCTTAACCTTGCCAGACACATCAATTGACGATAATGTTTGATAAATTGACTTATTGTCAGAAATAATAATTCCCCCTATATATTAATTTTTTGTTAAATTAGCACAATCATAAGCACCACCTCCTTACAGTTTTATACTTTCTAATATACAAAACTGACTTAATGATTATTTTTTAAAGGCGAACTGTACCGCCTTTAAAAATCTTTATTAAACTTTATATAAGTGAATAATACTTATCCTTCCAAGCAGTGTATTCTGCGTGTATAGTTTTTAGTTTATCTTGGAAATAAACATCTGTTTTTCCATCGTGTTCGGTATAACTCCGAGAATGCATTAGTTCAGCAAATGTAGGCATGAAACCCTGCTGTTCCAATATGTACTGCCTGTAAAACACTCCACTTTTATATAACGAATCATAAGATAATAATTTCGATAAACGATATGCTTTTGATTTGCGGGTTATACGAGTTCTTAAATATTCCACTGTTATATTGTTAAGACGGGTTGTACCTCTTAACAATTCACAACCTTGAACTCTGTCGAATTTACGAACAATACCACCCCTTGTTGTAGTGGTTAAATATTTCAAAGAACACAATTTGTTGATCGTTATATAAGCTTCAGTTGGAATCTCGTAGAGCGTATTATTGTATGCAATAATTTTCTTTTTGTTATTGTTATCTATAGATACATGATTGCTTGTAATCTTTATCGTGTCTCCTTTTGGGATGCCCATATAAGCCATCCAAACAAATCCTCTCGACAACAAATCAACATTATCTTCTATTTCCGGTGAAAATACAGCATCAAGTTGAAATTGTAAGTGTTGTGGAGACGAAACTAATACCGTATTAGCATTAATATCCATAGCCTGCAACACATATGAAGATATATTTGTATCACAAATATGATTCTTATACGCCCAATCTAAGTAATTCCTTAGCATCGAAGCGTCTTGTCTCCGTGAAGCATATGTTTTACTGCCCGCTACTTTAGCCTGAACTTTCTGAAGATTTTCTTCTGTGAACCGTGAAATGTCCTTTTCAGATTCTTGTTCAAAAATTTCTATACTATTAAACAATGCCGTCGCTAACAGTATATTTTGTTTCGACGATAATGTCGAAACAAAAGCCATTTTCGTAGTCTCATTATACATATCATCAGCACCTCGAATAAAATTATATATGTATAATGTATCACATTTGGCATTATTTGTAAACAGAAACAATCGCTGAAAAGTTACATATTAACGCATTTCTCTTTGCACTTCACGATTCCATTCGCAAAAATCATAATACTCCCATCCTTCAATAATGGCAATCTTTTTTATTATATCGTAATCATCATAATAAGTAACACCTGCATCATCTAATATCTGCTGATATTCCTCTCTTTTGCGTCCTCGTTCCGATGTATAATACCCAAACAAAGCGTCCTCAATTTCGGACTGTCTTTCTTTATTGTATTTATGTCTGGAATTCACTCGATCTTTAGCCCATTCGGATTTTGAATAATGCAAAGTGGTCTTCAAACCTTCCGTTACTGTTGCCAAACCAACCAATAATAATTCTCCTATCATATATAACACCTCTTCTTATTTAAGTTTTATCCATATATATCCTACTGCCAAAACAACTAAGCAGAGGATTAATTGACCAAAAGTCACGCCATCACCAACCTTTTGTCTGCAAAATCTTGACTTTTCTCCCAAACATGCAGTAGCTCATCAAATGACAAATACGCAATCGCAGAAGAAGCAAGTAAATTTGCTTCTGTGATGCGAGTCATATGATATGAACTGAGTTTTGTAAGTTTTTTGGAGATTCGATCTTTAGAAATAGATATTGGGTTTTCACACAGTACCATGCTGTCATACCTAAGACCAGAATTCTTGCTGCTAATATACACATGCGTAGGTTGAGATATCTTTTTTATCGAAGTAGTCAAAGGAAGAACAACAACATTAGGACTGTATTTATTACCAACATCATTTTGAAAAATTACACCCGGTCTTATTCCGCCCTGTGTGTGTCCATCTTGTGGAAAATCTATGAGATATACTTCGCCAATCTTTGGCTTGATTCCTAACATTCAAGCCCTCCTTTCTGGATTTCTTGGCTTTATTATATCACACAGTTCGTAAATGTCAAGTTCGTTTTGCATATTTGTATGCCAAATATTTATCGCCATTATTAAGCACAATTAGTAATTTTGCACAATTATTATCTATGTATCTTACTCCTGCAAACACTACACTGCTGCTTACAGGTTCTTTTTGATTACTGAATTGTATTACTCTATCATTCAATATCGACCATTTTACCGTATCATAATTTTTGTCGTTGAATACAAAATAATAGTTTTTCAGTACACTCTCCCAATCTTTTAATGCAACTATCATATATATATCACCCTTGTATGTAGAACATCTGTTCGATTATTTATTATAACAAGAGAATAAGCTATTGTCAATAGAGTTTGTTATATTGTGCAATTACATCACCTACTAAGTAAATATACTTATCCACCTCTTAAATCGTAGTTCAAATTATTCATATGTGTTCATTCGCCTTTCATTATTATTGTAAATTTTTTCTTTATTATAATCAACCCACAAAATATGGAAATAACATTGACAAAATTTTCCCAATAGTGTATCATCATATTAGGCTTTGAAAATGGGTAAGCTAACGCTGACCATCTTTCGATAGCTTACTTGGTATAGACATCACCAGATTTTCGCAGGTCGAAGTGATGTCTATTTTTTATATATAAAACCTTTGTTTTATACATCTTCCGATACATAATGTTCGTACCGTAGTCTACTTAACAATTCTTCAAGCGTAATTGATAGGGCGTATTCTTTGTCTGTCATACCGCCTATAATAGATTTTTTAAGACTAAATCTGCTTACTATCTGTATGTCAGGCGAATTTGCAACAGAGCGAGACGAAATAATAACATAACATTTCAAATCTTTGCCATAGAGCCGAATGTCATTTTCTACTCTTTCTATCATCTCGGTATGATTCACTTCGATTGGTTTATCGTTATTGTCAAACCACGGCATTTAGCACCCTCCTTATTACCGTCTGAGCATAAGCATCAGTTTTAGCTTTCTCGTCAACATATTCCACCTCGGAATTAGAGAGATTGATTTTCGCAATCACTTTACCCTCTTCGTTGGAACTTGTTGTTCTCCAAGCATCAATATACATTATATTTTTATCATAATCAATGAAGTTGCTTCTGATTTCTCTATATTGACTTTTCATAAAACTACATTCCTCCTTATGACGAATCCGTTCTAAAACAAGAATTTTATTTATATTCTACCTTTATTTCTTCAACCCTCTTCAAAATTTGCTGCCACACCTTTTCGCCGTAGATATTTTCCAACAAGGGGCGTGTGTGAAATAACGAAATTATCACATATACACCCCAAGCATTAGCATCAACTTCCTCAAATTGCATTGCATAGGATTTTAGATTATTTTCTTGTGATGGCTTGTAGTTATCTACATTAAACTGTCCGTTTTTTACCTGCCACAAATGTCTCATTTCGTGTGATATCACCCACCATATTTCTACGGAGCTTTCCCATACGGTGTCAATATTAATAGCTATTACATTCTTATCAGGATTAATACCTGCTTTCGTGGTTGGTGTGGCAAATTTATTTGGTGGTTCATATGTAACTGTAGGTTGTTTTAATTTAAGTGTCTCACAATTGAATGTAATAACAGAATCAATAACTTTAACATATTTTTTCATTTTAATTCCACCTTTGATTTTTTGTGTCTTTTTGCATTTAATTCTTCAAAATACCGTTTTCTTTCGGGGGATAATTCTTTTTTGAAATGTTGTTTTGTTAATTCTTTAGCTTTTGTAAGTGCCGTTTCGTTTTGTGCAAAATATTCTAACCACCGAAAATCTTTTTGATTACAGTAAATTTTCATCGTTTCATCATAGATTTTCACCGTGTACCAATGGTCATTATATGTGATGTTAAGGTTTTCTTTAACAAGCCTTAAAGCAGTTTTATTCCTGAAACTGTAATGCCCTTTGTCATCGGCATAACAATTTTCGATGACTTCTATGATTTTATCTTTCATTGTTTTTTTCATTTTAATTCCACCTTACTTAAATAGGATCTCATAAAAATCTTCAGTATAGATACCGTCAGCCTTATCTTGCTCTTCGTACTTTTTAAGTGCTTTGCTTGCATCTTCATAAGTATCGAAAGAGTCAATTAACTCTTTTGTTCCTTCGTAAGCAACCCAATATTTTGGCGGATTTTCGCTGAGAATAATAACCAAAATTTGAGCATTCTTGTCACCAAACCAATCATCAAAATCTGCGGTAACATCACCATTAGCTATGACGGTCATACCATACTCTTCCTCGTCCATAAGTTCTTCATACAGAACTTCTTCATTTTCATTGTACAGATCATTCTCTATATCGTCAGGTGTATAAATGAAATCACTGTGAACACGATGTGTAAAGTCTGTAAATCTGTAGATTTCGCATTCAACATATTGTCCTTTGTAATGTTCTTTAACTTCTTTGATTGTCATAGTGTTTGCTCCTTTTTTATTGCGTGTTATAAGAAATGTTATTCTTGACAACATTTCATAAAAGTGATATTATATAGATACGGAAGTTTGTTTTTTAATTTCTGCTATTGCAGATAAATTTTTATCCTTTCTTCCGTTGTAGTAACCTCGCTTATGTCATAGTGTGCGAGGTTACTACCACATAAATTAAATCGTAATTTTTTTGTATCTCGAAAGCATGCCATAATGGTGTGCTTTTTTATTTTATCTGCTGATTGATTATGTCTGAAATATATGGTAATTCAAAATTGAGTAATTGCGATACTTTGTACGCCGAATTTAATAAAGGTGCTTTTTTCTTTGTATAATAGCAATAAGATGTTGAATGCGAAATGCCATACTCTGCTTCAAGCTTCAAATAATTCTTACCTGCCAAATCAAAAGCTTTACGGAATGCAGAATAAAAACTATGGTTGATTTCGTTCTCTAAATTTTCTCTTTCTTCGGCATTTGTAAACTCTTTATTTTGCATCAACACAAAATAAATCACAACCGCTACGCTATACGGAATGTTTCTTTTGGTTTGCTTATCATTAAAATAAGTGAAAACTGTTTTTTCGCTACACTTCATTTTTTGTGCAAGCACACGATATGTTATATTTTTTTCAGTCATTGCAGATTGGAAGAAAGAAATTAAAATATCATTGATGCTTTGAGAATCATTCATCATATGGTCGCCTCCGATCTAAATTTTGTACTTGTTCTAATTGTTAAGCTAATTCTGCGACATAAATATCCCAAATTTCCCACTCTGCATCCGCATCATAATCCTCTTCATCATCCTCATTAAGAGGGATGCTTTGGATGTACAACACATCATAAGTGTATGTATGAAGTCCATGCTCCAATCCCCAAGTTGTTGTACACTTATCTTTTGAAGATTCAAACAACTTTCGAGCCTCCTCTAAAGTGTTAAATCTGCCGATAACATTATAAGTATCGCCTAAACAATTACCTCCGCAGTAGCACGCATGGTCGGCAAGTTGTTTTGTAGTAAGATTATTTTTACGGTTGCGATATTCCCAATTTTCCATTCTTACTTCATATACTTTTTTCATTTTGTATACCTCCATTTTATTTGCTATCTTCAAATGGCTCTCGATAAGAATAGTGATTCTCTGTACAGAAAACACAACCCCACCAGCAGTGTTGTTGTCCACAAGGTCTAACACCATAGCCATCGTACCCTGCATTAAGCTTGCAACCATCACATTCGTCTTCCCCTGTGATTGTACAATATCCTTTCCCATCTGGGCAAGGTCTATATATATATGTGTGTGTGTCACCAGTTTTCCTTTCAACAAAGACTATCTCGCAATTGTCTGTATCGTAAGTTAAAGCAAAACCATCTGTGAAATCTAATGCCTTATTGTTTTTCCAGATTTGCCATTCCTTTACTTTTTCAAATAGTGTTTGCCAATCACCATTTTTGAAAGTTTTTCGGTCAATTCCATACATATCCACTGTATACTCATGACCGCTTGCCTTGTCGATGACTGTAAGAATCACAACACCGTTCTTATAATCAATACAAGCGTTGCCATTTGACAAATATTTTGGTCTTAACAGCATATTATATCCTCCTTATGTTTTACCAATTCGACATACTCATATGCCAATCATCGTATCCATTGTATTGTGTATCAAATCAATGTTTGTTTGGATTTCAAACCGTTCATCTTCTGTTGTTGTATAGGCAATACCGATACATTCAAGGTTTGAAAAGTCAACATTCTCTGTTCCATATTCTTCTTCGCAAAAATCAGTTATCAACCGTTTTGCATCGTCAATTGTATATTGTCTCATTTTGTATTCTCCTTTATTATATCATAATATCAACAATATTTCAAGTGAAACTCGCTAATATTTTATTATTTTCCACAATGTTAAGCCAATCTATCGGTTCTTTTGTTCTCCTGTCTGTGAGTAAACCTTTTCTCAGTAAGGGCAACAGAGTATTAAGATGAGTTTTGGCTTCGATATATGTTCCAAACAATCCGTAGGGCACATATGTGTCAGCATCTTTATTATAACCTTCAACACTAAACATGCTCTCTATCTTGTCCACTTTACACACTCCTTTTTCTTTATCGGCATTAAAATATCGGTTTTATTTTTAGTCGTCATCTTCTATACATTCATTGTCTAACCATTCATCAAAGCAAGGATAAATCATTCCACCTTTAAATCCTGTATCTTCAAACAAATCAAATGCATCCCAAATATCAATAGTCTTATCGTAAAGACAACCTTTAAACACTGGCTCTTTTGCCTGTAACTCCTCATAACAATCGTTAATTTTACTTAAAAAATCTATTAGAGAATAACCGTGTGCAGCCATCCATTTTAATTGAAAATCATGATACTGTTTTATAATTTCTCCTTGCTTATTTAGTAATGCCTTTACCATTTGTGCGTTACCGCAAAATATGTCCATATACCTTTCAAGATTTTTTCGATAAAAACGTCCTTTGTCCAGACTAATCAAGACATTAACAGCATACTCAAAAGTCAACATCTCATCATCACGCCCACACAAAGATGTAAAAATATCTTCGATAGTTCCATATTTATCCAGCATTGAAGAATTGATTACCCGATCAATATCGTTGTATATTTTCTGTATTTTTGATATATCCATACTTTAATCCTCCTTAATTAAAAAAACTATATTATGTAATATTACATAAACAATTCCGAGTTATAAAAGTGTTTTAATCTCTGTTTGCCGTAATCAAATCATTATTATATAATTAATGCTATCTGAATCCATCTGAACCTTACAGTCTTGTTTCTTAAACCAATTTGCAACTTCTGGTGAGATTGTTCTCCCTACACCTAATTGCACCAAATCGTGCCAAATATATGGTATAGTTTCATATTGTACTAAAGTTAATTTATTTTTTCTCATATCCACAGCATTATCAATTGATTTCCATTTTATAAAGATTGCTTCTGTTTTTTTATTAGCTCTATACTTTTTGCCGTCATACCATTTATATAACATTTTTTGCACCTCATTTATGAATATAACTATTAAACAATCTTAAAAGTAATTACTTACAGATACACTTTACGCAACTCCATATCTGATAATCCGATTGTTCCATCAAGAAGATTGCATAACATATTATATTGCTCATTCTCATTAGTAGCATTGTTTGAAACGAAATCAAGAATATTACTAATCAGTCGATAACTCTCACCAGTTATATTGAAATTTTCTTCAATGTATAACAAAAACTCTGATTTATTCATTTATATTTCTCCTTATCGTTTATAGTTCTCCTTAAAAGTGCCGTTTTAATCTTCTCTGAATATATATTCAAGTTCTTCATATCCAACCGGAATATCATCTTCAACGGATATTGTGCACCAAGCCCAACCGCCAACTTGATCTTTATTGATGCCATAATAATCTCCACCACCCAAACCGTTGCCTACGGCTGTCAATAACGGCAATGGATGTAAAATCCAACCATTATTATTACATCTTGCTTTATACTTGTCACAATCGAGATATGCTCCTATTGTATGATTAACAAGATACTTACCGTCAAGATACATTTCATCCTGATGTATGCTATGTTTTTCAACCTCATCTTCCCAAGCAAATTCAAAGAGTGTCTGGATGATTTCTTTAGAATAATCACCTATCCACGCCACTTTACAGGGATTTTTATATAACAATTTTGCAATTGAAGAAACAAATGGATTATACCACCACGAATGTTCTGTCAATTTTGGCATTGTGTACTTGCCATCAACTTTTTTGTTGTATGTGATTATTGTATTCTTATTCTTAATTACAACATTATAATACTGTCCCATAATCAAACCTCCTGTACATCTACAATTGTTTCAAGCACTTTGTACAATACTCTGTATCCTTCTGGATTATATGGATTTTGAGCTAATGCCAATAATCCAAGCAAACCGTCTTTACAGCCATTTATAACTTCTGTTGTAGGATTATCATATGCTAAATTACATAGTGCTTCAGCTATTTCTTCAGGATAGAATTCTGTTAAATCCATAATTAAACCTCCCTACACATTTTCTTTGCGGTTGGTACACCATACTCTTGAACAAGATTCCAAAGCACATCCAACCCTTGTATATCTATATGCAAAATTTCAACCAAATCTACAACACCTTGTAACCAAGCTTGTGCTGTTTCGTCTGCAATATTCATAAACTTTCCATATATCTTTTTGCCAGTATCGGATTCTAAAAGAACAGGCAAGCCTTTGGAATAAATTTCTTTCCTTATATATGGTTGTTTCTTTATGATACTTTTTGATCTCCCCATCTTATTACATAACCTTCTTCCGTTTTTTCTTTATACATGAGGTTCTGCAACATATTACTATCCACTCCAAAATGTTCATATAATTCATCGTCTGTCAAATCCTGATCCTTCATAAACAGATTCAATTTGTCTTTTACAAGAATCATTTTTAACAGATTACTTTCAATACTATTCTCATATGTTACAAAATACACTTGCTTGAATTCCGTTGAAGTATAACGAATAAAGCGGAAATAATACTGGCTCATACTGGAGTTGTTCCAGTGCAATTCTGGAATAATACACTTATTCACAAAATCAATATTCATACTTGCAGATAAGCTCTGCTGTGTGCTTATCAGAATTCCGTTTGTTGTTTCTTTTAACTCTTTGACAATTTTCTTTCTCTGTTGCAATGTAGTTTCATTTCCAGTAATCACAAATACAGGTCTGCCCGGAAATGCTTTTCTGATTTCCTTTGCATATGCATTTACTACTGAAATATGACGCACACCAATAGCAACTCTTTCATCAGAAAATTCGTCTAAAAGTGATAATACAGTTTTGAATTTTTCCGGCATTATCGACTGATTGTACTCTCTCAACATCTGAGGCGCAGCGCAAATCTTCAAAAGTGCAAGCAACTGATTCAAAATTTTCAACATTGCATCTTTCCGGCTGTTCCCAGTTTTCGCAAACAGATATTCCATTTTATAGAACTCATCCAATGCAACCTTATACAGACGTTTCTCTTCTTCTCCCATTTCACAAGCAATCTGTATAATCTCATAAAGCTGTTTGCCAGTAATTTCTTCAAATGTACGTGTGATAATCGTCTTATCAATCATCTGTTTCAAAATGTCTGCATTAAGAATATCTTGTGTGAACTGAGATACGCCAAATACAGTGATTTTCTCTGGAATATGACTCGCTGCAAATAACTTACTACCCTTACGATATGCTGGATATGGCTGTAAAAAATATTCATTTATCCGGTTTTCCAGTTCTCCATCTTTGTTGCGTTCCATAATATACTCACATTCAGACAGCATATTGATAGAATTGTTGTACAATAATTCAAACTGAGGATAAATTTCAGTGATATTATTCCTTGTGCTTGTACCCGTCATCAGTGTTTTATACTTCAGCCGGCGAAAAGCATTTAATACGGCTTTTGTCCGTTTACTATCCTGATTACTCATATTATCCGATTCGTCAAAAATCAAAACGGCTTTCTGGCAGATTGATTTTACATATCGCTTGATGAATTTATGATATTTACACATCATATTTAAAGTGATAATTACAAATTGACCTTCTTTGATATTTTGAATATCTGCAAGGTTTCCAATCATAACAAAATCAATACCGTACTGATCCAATACATCCTGCCAATTGTTCTTGATTGAGATTGCCGTACTCACAATAAATACATTTTTCACATGATCGTGCTGCAAACGATATTTACCTATTGCAATTCCGGCGAATGTTTTACCGCTTCCCTGTTCCCACTGTATGAAACTATATGGTTTCTGAATAAACAGATTCAGATCCGCTTTCTGAGCATTATTCAGCTTTATAGTTCTTTCATCATCCGTCAATGCGAACTCATCAAGCCACTTTGCTATTTTTTTGTTTGGTTGCATTTCAGAAAATGGCATATTCTGGATATCATACATCTTTCGCTTTTTATTCACGATCTTATCAATCCATTTTGACTGAAAATGCCCCATTGAAAAGCCTTGCAACACAACATCATTTATAGATGTAAAATCGCCATTATACTCAAATGTATAATTGTTTTTAATAATTCTACCAGTTCTATCAAGTTTTGGATTCTGTGAACATAATGCCATTTTTAAATGCTTAATAACATCTTTCGGCTTGATTTTAAGCTGTTCCCATTCGTCCCATTTGATATGATCCGGTTTTTTCTGTGTCTTATATCTATTGACATATTCACAACATTCTGCATACTGGCTGCATGTTTTTGGATTTCGTTTAATATCATATAGAAGTTTCTCTACCTTAAAGTTCCACGATTCATCGTCTTTGCTATTTCTTACGGTTTCCAGAAAAATCTTGTTTTTAATCTGTTCTCTTTCTTCTGTAATAGGCTTTAAATACTGCTCCCATACTTCATCGGAAGTAATGCCGGAAAGTATCTCTGTACTATATGGAACTTCTTTCGTATATTCAGATTTTTTCTGAAAGAACACTATTTTGGTCTTGTAGTTCTCAACGCCCAAATGCTTAAAAGTATTCTTGTCAAGTTCTACTTGGCAGATAAAATTAAAATGCTCATTCATTCCGTTAATCATGCCACCATCAGAGAAACTATCAGCACAAAACGACATAGGTACGATAATAGCCATAACTCCGGCTGGCTTTAACAGTTCCGCAGCTTTCAGACAATAATAATATTCTGACAAATAGCTACTGTCATCTTTTCTCCATCTCAGATTATACGGTGGATTTCCCAGAACATAATCAAAAGTAATTTTCGGCTCATAAAAACGAATATCTGTATTTTCCAGCTTTGCATCTGGATAAAGGTATTTTGCCACTCTGTACGGCTTCCCGTCTAATTCGCAACCGTAAAAATTCGATTCAACCGGCGCACAACTAATAAATGAACCATGTCCACAAGTAAGATCTGCTATCAAATCAGTATTTGAAATATGTAAACAATTATAAATCCATTCAACCAGCTTATAAGGTGTAAAGAACTGTCCTTGCTCAATATCTGCTTTCGCTCTCTGATAATCATAGTAACTATCATAGTTGTTGAACTCTAAACCATGAAGCCCACCTAATCCAGTATATGCATTGAAAATATCATCTTTTGAAATACCTGTTTCTACTTCTGGCAAATCGTTATTCACAATATATTCAATTTTTGTATTGATGTCTTCCCTCATTTTCTGTGGGATTACTTCATTTGTACATTTATACTTCATGACTTGTATATCTCCATTCAATTACATTTATTATCGTGTATATGATTCCTCCTAAATAAGTGTATAACCACACCATTCTCTTGCGAATTTACGGCAAAATTCTGCATCTGTAAAAGTAACATCAACCCTTCCATTCTTGAAGAGTTTGATATGCTTGACTCCGACCTCTGGTGCTGAAAATCCATTCTGAAAATCATCCTCTTCAAGTCTTATAGAATAAGAGTCATATAGATGATTCAGTGAATAAACTTGTGTTTTTTCTCCATATGTATTAAATGCCAACGCATCAATAAAAGCACATAACCATTCTGTACCACCGAAATTGTAATAATCAAAATATTTTTCTTTACTACAATAACCACCTGTATATGTGAATTTATTACCTTTTACTTTAATTTCCCATGTATCACGATAGCCGTTGTAACATTTTTCTTTCAATTTATCTTTTATTTCTTTGATAGCCTTTTCTTCAAAACTCATACCGCCTAACTGGTCAAAAATCTTGTCAAGCACTGCATGGTAGTCAATGAAGTCAACAACAAGCTCTTTGATAGGTTCTGAGTCAGTGTATCTGTAATATTCTCTATCCAGATCATATCTATCAAAATTGTTTTCAAGTTGCACATTATACTTATTTGAAAAGTAACTGAAAATACCACTTATATAACTATTTTGAACATCAGAAAGCGATTTTGGGACACCAAAATTCCCGACCAAAAAAGGAGAATACTTGTAATTTTTACGGTCTTCTTCTGAATATGATTCATTTTCTGTCTTATAGATATCATAAACAGACTTGTAAACTGCAATCGCTCGTTTATATAATTCCTCTCTGTGAGTCAACCATACTTGATCTTCCTTGCTGATTCTATCAGATTTCTTAATTTGAAAGTTTCCGAATTTATCTGTAATTCCCATTTTGTGACTCTCCTTTATGCTTTTAATTTTTAACCTGTACGATGCATTGTTTTCTCTTTAAAATACAGGCTTATATGTATTGATAATAGGTTTCAATCCTTGTTCCGCAAAGTATTCAAGTATAGCATCATACTGCTTTCTATCAAATGATGCCCATTTAGATTTTTGTGTAATACAATGTTCTTTGTATGATATATCAAACAGAACTGTATCAGGAAGGTCATACCATCCATTGTAGATGATAACATCTCCATAAAACCACTTATAATAAAGACCTTTCTTTCTATGCGGCTTGAATGTCATTTTCACAGAATTATCATACTGTGCGTATTGCCCGATTTCGTAACTATGAAATGTTACTTTTGATACCGACATCATACCAAAGTCGCTATACTTTACGATTGTGATTCTCTGTCCTGCCTCAAGGTTTGTATTTTTGAATTGTTCCGCTATGCTGTCAACTTCTGTAAGAACCTTATACATAACCGTTTTAAGTTCGGGAATTGTAATTGCTCTGACAATGCCGGCATTCAACTTGAATTTATTTGCATAAATCCATTCTTTCATACAAGCCTTATATAAATCAAAATCTTCATCCTGCCATGTCTTTTTGATTTCATTTTGGCTGATAATCTCGGTGCTGACATCTTCAATAGTTTCTGCAAGTTCAATATTATGCTGATGTTCTTCTTCACTAATACCATAATCTGAATGGTAAGTGTCAACCTTTTGGCTCTGCTCATCGTAAACATATACATATCTTGCATAATTGTAACCCTGTGGATCAACGATAAGTTTCAGTTCACCATCACAATATATAGCAACGCAATCAATATTGTACCACTCGACAGTTTCCCTTTCTTCTTCGGTCATCATATCGTAGTCTATTGATGATTGGATTCTACGGTCATCTGTACGGCTTCCGCCCATTCCATCAAAGAATGAATAATCGCTCATCAACTGTTTTTCAAAAAGTGCATAGACCTCTGTGGTAAAATGTACTTCTCTGGAAACCTGACAAGTTTCTCTACACTGTTTTTCATCATAAATTTCAGTGTGGTCAAGGTTGTCATCTTTGTTAGCCTTTAGAATGGCATTCACGATAGTATAATTAACCGTTTTAATTTCTGCGTTCTTTTCAATTCTGTGAATTTTCTTCTGTCGTTCTGCTTCTGCTTTTTCATACTCCGCCTGCCTGATTATATATTCTTCAACACCTTTTTTAATTCGTTCTTCTTCCTGCTTCTTCTGTTCGGCATCAAACTCTGATTTTTTTGCGAGAAAATCTGTTTCAATCTCTGTTTCGTTCGGCTTACATTCACGCTGATTATAATTGTAACTTACTTTATAAGCGCCGTAAAAATTGACATCAAAATAATCTGTCATTAAATCGCTGTTGTTGTAATTCCAGCTCTGTGCATATGTATAAGCATAATTAATAATAGCCTTCAAAGCCTCTGAATTCCGTGAAAATGGGGTTTCAAGCAATTCAACACGAATACTGTTATAATCACTCGTAACTGACCATTTGCACATTGAAAACCTGTTCCGTAAATGTTTACGAATATTGGCAGCAATTTCTTTTGTATTCGTTATACGGTTTTTACCGTAATTATCTTCAATTCCTTCTGTGCGTGTTAAAGACCATAAGTCAATGTTAGTTTCTGTTTTTGGCTTATACTCAAAACTGCCTTCCGATTCTGAAATTTGATTAGCAAGAGCAACCGTTTCATCGTTTTGTTTTGCGTACCACATCCGCTGTTTTCCACTCCAACGAAATCCCGCTTCTTTAATGGCAGTAATAACATCTGTATTCGGTTTAGTGTCAAAGCGTAATTCAATGCCGTTCTTCTCTGTATTTAATGTAATGTTTAACATAATGTTACCTCCTTAACATTCTGTTTTATTCCTGAGAATGCTACACAATTTTTAATTATTCAAATTTAGCACCACTGAAATACCATCCGGGATGACGCTTCAAAAGGTTTTTTAATTCATTGTCACTATAACCAACGCACCATGCTACAATACGACCGTTTTCGTCTCTGATACATTGTTCTATACCATTTTTGGTGGCATAATCTGCCCATGTCATAATATTTTTCTCCTTAATATCAATGAAATATTAGTTTTATTTACTGCTTTACAAAGTAAAAAGGAATACCAGACTGGTATGGATATAAAGTAAATGAATTATCACCCCATAGCCTCAAAGCGTGACCTCCACCTTGTTTTTTGATAACTGCACGATATTTTCTATTTTTTATATTTTGCTGTTCCTCATAACCCATATGGTCAAAATCTGTTTTGAATAGCATATCAATTTGTGCCGGTGAATATCTAAATTTATAATCAATGATTTTCAAAATCAAAGACTTTTCTGTTTCTTTAATATCAACGGTTAATTCATAGCCATCCCATCCGTCTTTATCCGCTTTATATATTCCATGTTGTAACATTTTACATTTCATTGCTCCTTATAATATTACTTTATTTACTGTAAATCAGTTTGTCGGCTGCTGCGATAAATTCTACTACGACTTCTCCGCCAATGAGATAATTTCCGCTTTTATTGTAAATATATTCTCTGAATGCTTCCGTGCAAGCATTCACCCTCTGCCACTGATTTTCATTGCCCAAAAGCCATTTGATAATAGCTGTTTTCAATTCCTTTGACATTTTATTTTTCCTCCAATACATAGCCTTGATGGCAATATCCTGTTACTTCCAATAGATAGTCTGATATTTCGTCCTCGTCTGTCATTCCTTTAGGTATATCAATTTCTGTCGGCAATTCTCCGTCATCGTCATAATCGGTATCCCATAATATGTTTGTTGCTTTTAACATTGTTTTTCCTGCAATATTTGAACCTTTCTGACCGTTTCGCCGGTATCACAGCGTACTTTAATTATTTATAAAATTCTTCTTTTATATGTACTCTCTGCGTGTCTAAACTGACAGTAATATCAGGTTTGATTGTGTTAAATATAAGTCCTTGCTCTTTGCAAAATTCATAACATTTGTTATAAATATAAACTTCATCAAGTTCGATTTCGTCATTGGTTTCTGATTCATCGTAGTAGTCATTTAAAATTCTGTCTGCCAACTTAGAAATCTGATTTATTGTAATAGAATTATCAAACTCAAAGCTCATCTGGTTAAGCGTGCCACAATCACAATCCCATTTTTCAAAACAAATAATTTTACTCATTTACAACACCTCATTCTTTTGTTTGCACCAAAAGCAATAATCACCACAGTCATACACAAAACGAACAACATTACCTCTTTTGTGAGACACAATGCCGTTGATGTCACATGGATATTCCCAAGTGTTGTAGTTATGAAACCTCTCTTGCATAATACAAGCAATTAGAGCTTGCTTTGCCGATAGTGCAAATGTGTGTTTGTTTACTGTACCATCGTTCAATATCTTGTAAACATCTGTCATATTCATTCCTCCGTATCTAATGAATCTTCATACTCATCAAGAACCTCAGATACTGCTCTTTCTACAACATAACATCTTACTATGCCATCTGCATATGCCGGTTGTCCTGTCAATGTCTGTTCAAAATCTAAACCAAACACATTCACTGCCTTGAATAGCAAATCAAAATTGTGACACAAATGTTCTTCGGCTGTCCAATTTTCAATGTCTGCGAACTTTTTATTTGCTTGCACTAACAAAGGATTCATATATTCAGTTAGTACCCCATTACTAATTATCTCTTCTTTCTCGTCTCTGCTTATGTATTCCAGAATTTTTATATTATCTCTAATATAACTTCTGACATTTTCTTTAACCGCTTCGACATAATTGTATTTCTCCATAGATGTCTCCTTACAACAAAAACAGCGAAGACAAAAATCTTCGCTGTTTTATTTCTTATTCATTTGTAAATGCTTCATTATACTGACGCATAAATTCAAGCTCCATCTGTTGAGTTTTGCTTGTTGTTCCTAATTGTGTATAATCTTTCGCAATAATATTGTTCTTGTATACGCCGAAAAAATTCATATTACAATAATCAGAATTTATATCAGTGCGATCGTAATTATAGCTATCTGCATAATAATACGCATAATCAGCAATCGCATGAACAATTTTACTATTTTTCTCCCAAGGTGAAGATTTAAGACTCACATTAATATAAATATCATTGTTTGTGACTTCCCAATGACAATCAGGAAATCTCTGAACCAGATGACTTCGTATTCTATTAGATATTAGTAAATTATTATGTATATGATATTTTTGATAATTGTTTGGTATACTATCAATTTTAGTTAAAGCAAACATATTTACTTAAATTCCTCCTTAGTCTTTGGCATTTCTAAATATGATTATTTCGAAGAGGCAAAATAATCATATTTCCAGTCATAATTTTTAACCTTTCTAATACTTTACTTTAAGTAAAGCAGTCTTTCGACAATGCAAATGCCAAAGGGAGAGTGTACTCTCCCTTGTTTCAAATTCTTATATGTATTTACAATCCAGCCTGTTCGGCTTTATACTTTGCCAGCATATCAAATACTTTTTTAAAGGCGTGCATTTTATCCGAAGCACGAACATCTACCCTATAAATACTGCCATTTTGATGCGTCCATATTTTTTCAGTATCAATTGTTTCACTTAATGTGAGCGTGTCAGTGCCAAGGCTATATTGCCAATACAACATCTGTTCATCGTTTTCATTATCTTCGTATGTTTCAATACAAGCCTCATTCCACTTATCGGAATAAGCCTCTTTATATCTTTTAGCTTTTTCATAATCAGTTGTCAGTCGGCAGATGTGATAATCAGAGTAATCGCCCTTTGTAATAGCATAAATTTTCATACTTTCACCTCTTTGGTTAATTACGTAATATCTGTTTTTATCTGCTCATTTTACTGCTATAAATGCAATTATTGAAGGATAAAAACGGAAATCACGGTTTTAGCTGTAAAACTATACTTTTATTGTTTCCAAACTTTCCAAAAACTGCTTCATAAAAATGTTATAATCTTCGACTCGCTTCATTTCTCTGTCTAAATCCGATTTAGCTTGCCGTATTTCATCCTTTAACGACTTCAAAAAGTTTTTCTTATATTCTTTGACACTTTCTGGAGTATCGTCAAATGTCTTGTTGATAATTCGCATATAATAATCATAGTCCTGATCTGTACTTATGCACATGTCAATCTGGTTTAGCGCAAATATCTTAATGTTTTCATGCAGGTTAGTCGGTGGTTTCCATTTCTCCACTTCTTGTTTGATGCGTTGATACACTTTATCTTTTGCAATCATCTCGTCCAAACGCTGTTTGGCTCTATCTATACATGAATCATGTTCTGTACGCACATATTTAGCAAACTCTGTATCTGTCATTTGAGAAAATTTCTTATATTTCTCTACAGATTCTTCATAATGTTTTTGATAAAAGTTATCAGGTGTGAAATGCGTTGGTATAGGTGTTTTCAACCCTTTATCTCTGCTTATTTCTGCTGCTAAACCAAAATTGCGAGAACAGAGTAAAAGAAAATCTTTTCCTGTTGTTATTGTTCCATTTTCAATAAAAGATGTAAACCCTGTTGGCATATTTAAAACTCCTCTTTTATTTGCTTATTCTTACGCCTGAATGAACGATTCAAGTATCTTTTACACCAATGTATGTCGTGTCGTGCATATCGTTTATTACGGATAGCTTCTTGACACCACTCACCCTTATCATTCACTCTCTTGTAGAGACTTTTCTTCATTGTTATCACCACCGTCTTTTACATATAAGTCGGTATGAGCAAAAATAAGTGCCATTACAGTAGCTGCAAAACAACCACCAAATATCGCTCCAATGATAAAACATACAAACTGTAACATTATTCCACCTCTTTACTGCGTATTTGTAACATTATTCTTAGTCTTGATATAGTCCATAACATCGTCAATGTCGGCATAAAGCCAAAATGATACATCGTCATCGTTAAAGTGAGGACATTTGCATGTTAACTTGCACCATTCATTAACTCTATCGTTATATCGACATACTTGTTTATGTAAACATAACATACACTTACTCAATTCTTGTCCAACCTTCCTTAACAAGCACCATACAAAATACATCTAAACTCTTTAGGAGTAATTTTACCTAATTGCATATCAATATACGCAGGCAGAGTCTTATTGTTAATAGTCATACTGTTAATAGTAGGTATCGCATAAAGTCTCGCACGAATATGGAAAACAGCTTCATCAGAACACATATGTTCTTTAGTTACCTCACTACAGTAAGTGCTAATTCGTTCTTCAATACGCAACAAATGTTCAATAAGGTAAATCAATTGTTCTTTTGATAAACTTTGCATTGCTTGTCTTTCACAATCTAACATTACACCGCCTCCCTCTCAGTTTTCTTAATCACCTCCCTGTAATCCTGCTCAAGAGCATTCATATACGCTTTTGTAGTTTTTATGTATATATCAAGGCTTTTTATTTTTCTTTCAGCTTTCTTTAATTTTCTGTGATTTACAGCAATACAAATATCACAAGCGATTGCAATTATTACCGCAACTGCCGAAACCACAAGTGATATGATTGTCGTTATATCCATTTCTTACACCTCCTTAAAATATGTATTTTATTATCCAATTGCACCGAGTTTCTTAGTGGTTGACAAGCATTGTGGACAAACTGATTCTCTATATACAGGATTGCTAAAAGCTCTGATTGAATAAATGTCGGTTTCAAAAATGCAACCACACATTCTACACTCAAACTTAATTAAACTGCCATCCTGATGAAACAATTTCGTCACACAATCTGTACCACTTTTAATAATCTTTACCATTTTTTATAATCCCCTACTGACGGACTTCTTGTATCACATTCAGGACACTCACATCCGTAAATCTCATCAAAGTAAGAATACTCACATTTATCATCATCTACCACAAATTCGCATCCGCATTTTGGACAGATGCATAACTGCGGTGGATGGTAATATTTGCCGTGTTTAAGAATTTTCATATTTGGAATCCCTCTGGATATTTAGTTGTTAATGGTCTATAAGTATTACTTGCTACTTCCCCACACTGTGGACATTTCATATTGGGTACAACATTGTTATGAAAATAAGCATCATCATAGCCTCTTTTCGTTTCCACAAAACCACAATGTTCACATTCATAAATTGCTGTAAAATCTCTTCTATATTGTGAAATAATTTCCTTAATTCTCATATATTATTCCTTTCTATTATTTAATGACAAAACAAAGCTCCATTCGTATGCGTCATACGGGTTCACAAGTTCACCGCAACAAAGCTTTGAGCCGTAAACCTCGCCCTTTTTGTGAGTACACATCGAAATATCCTCACCGCACACATTGCACACAACCCTGCCAACGGCACAGCCAACGCTTACTTCCTTGATAATTCCGCTGTCAATCGCAAGGATAATATCCCTGTTGCTCTCACAAACGGGAAGATATGCCCTTGCCTTGAGCCTGTAGTAATCGTCACCCAAAGCCGTTTTCTGACCGTCAATTTTCTCAACCTTACAACTGAAAATTCTTGCCGCCTGATTTTTGACACTCGGATTGTGGTCAATGATTCCTGTCTTTCCAGCAAAGAGCTCTGCCAGTTCATAAAGCGAAACTGTTGTAAAGCGTTCGCCGTCACGGTCAACATCGTTGTCACACAGTACAATTGAGAATAAGCACACATCATTTTCATCTACCGCAATGCTTGTGTAGGTGTTAATAAGTTGTAAATCGTCATCGGTCGGTTTGATATTCTTTTCAATCAATAATTGTTTCATATAGTAATCACCTTTCTAAAACACATTCTTTGGTATTAAACCCAGCAGCACCTTTATGACCGCCACCACCATACAACATAGCAACCTTTGAACAATCAACCTTCGTTGAACGCAGAGAATATCTCCATTCGTGACCATTGAAAACAAAGCCAATCAGCATATCATAATCGTCAATGTTATTAATCACAAAATCGTCACTACTCATCATCCCCATATTAACAGCAAAGCATTTGTAACCGTTAAACATGACCTCAAAACCGACAGCTTCACAATAATGTGTCATTGTTTCTTTGAGATACTGAATTCTTGAAACACCTTCCTTAATTAAAGCGTTTGTAGCACCATAACCATATACAGGATCATTTAATTCCAGCCACCGGTGGCTGGTTGGCTCTGTGTTCGGTAGTGCTTCAAATCCTGCGTGAAATTCTTTAGTTAAATGTCCATAGTTGAAAGTCCATACATCGTAATCAGCTATCAGTTTTGTAAACATTGGAGCATCCTTCGTCATACTTTCCTCGAATGGTTTAATGTCGCCAATACCACCATTCGTCATGTGCTTCAAATAACAATATGTAAGCATACAGCCTGCTACCCCATCATATCTGACACCACGAATTTCTTTGTCATAGTTTTCATATTTTTTAATTGCTGAAATATGGTGGTCAATCCAAGTAACATTTGGTGTGATTTCGAGAAGCTTATCCATTTCACTTGGTTCGATTGAGTAATCAACAATATATACTGTTTCATTTTTCTTAATCTTATCCAATGGAAATTCTCTACCATAATCCATTTTTATATAACCGATATATTCTGCTGCGTAGGCGAGTTCCTTTGCATAGGCAAGTTCTCTAACCCAGAAACCTGCACATTTACCATCAGCATCATTGTGATAAACTATTTTCATTTTTTTACCTCCTACTCAATTGCTTCTAATATTTTAAGTGTATCAAGGATTTCTACTTCATCGTTTGTAAAGGCTATATTATCTATATCCCAATTTAGCATAGAGGTGTCAACACCGTCGTTTTCCAACTGATAGCTAAATAATTGTTTGTCAGAGTGCATACCACAATCATCTTTATACATTGTAAAATCATACACTTTGTCTCTAAAAGTAAGCTCATATTTGATTGTTTCGTTTTCATAAGTTATCGCAAATTTTGCCATTATTAATCCTCTTTAACTTCCATTAAAAAAGTATTTCCATAATTTTTTTCTACCTCTTTTTTTTTAATAAAACCGTTTTTCCATATAAACTCTATCATAATTACTATCGGAAAAATAGGCATTATAAATGTTCGTGAACAGTCTTGAGGTTTTACGACTATATTTGCCAACTTCATAAACAGTACGCTCATAAACAAAACCTAATACAGTTGCATTTGTGTTTTTAAATGCGATTATTGGTATAACCCAATAATAAACATTACATATGGAAACATTAACATATGAATCCATTGTTATAAAATTTTTGAGATAATGGTCTTTCACCCATTCAATATTGTGTCCTTTACATTGTAAAGCATTAACAATTTTATTAGCTGTGATAACATCTAACATAATTTTAACCTCTTTTTTAATAAATTTAAGTTTTTCACCCGACACACGGTTCGCACCGTGCCATAACTTTCAAGCCAATCTACAATAATATTCGTATTCACAGTACAATCGAAACAATGTAAATAATCGGCATTTGATTGATTGTTGCAATAGTCGCAAGAATCACTCGAAACACCATTAAAGATGAGATTTGCCATTTCCTCGATACTCATTGATTTGATTTTTCAAAGTTTGTCATCGTTACTCACCTCTGCATATTATATGCCAAGCTGATTACATGCACGATAAAATCCTTCTGCCCACAAATAAACACGAGGATGTATTCGCTTGCCACAATCATAAAGCCACCCAAAGTAATCAGCATCAAGTTCAGAACAAAAATCTACAATCAGTTCTGACGGTAGAAACTTGTTGCCGTAAATGCAGTTTGAAACTTCATGTTCAAGTGCCTCCCAGACATCATCTTCCGATTCCATATAACACGAACTATGGTCGCTATACGAAGATATTATGTCATCGGAATCAAAATCCTCAAGATTGTATTTAATACTCTCTACAACATCTTTTTCATCATAATAAAACAAATCTGATGCTGTTTGAATCTTGCTTATGTAATACCCAATATCATTTTTTACATATTTTTTAAGATCTGACGGCTTAATCTTATTATACCAAGTAGCAATGCTATCACCCAAATCACCGCTAACTATTAAGCTACCTCTTTTCTTATCTACTATGTAATTCACATAATAATCTCCGCTTCCATCAGCCTTTCGCCAATCAATAATCAGGTAACGGTCTGTGTCCTGAATAAGCGTTGCTTTGTGTGTGTTAAATCTCTCGCAGAATTTAGCGATTCTTTCTTTTGTCATCACTCTTCACCGTCCTCAATAGGAATAGTCTGATTCCAACATTTGACGCACGCATTGTCTGTTTTTCCGCAATCTATATCTTTCAGTCCTAACTCATGTGGGCACATCCCTTTAGGCGTTCCAGAATCATTGAGCTGAGCATTTGGAAAGGCTTCCAAAAGCTCACTCAAATATGTTTTCTGCGGATGCTCATCACTCCACTTTTGGACGATTTCAACGGCTTTTTCGGGGTAGAATGTTTCAAAGTCTGAACAAGATGTCTTGTCGCTTGCACCATTATTAGAACTGTTCAGTGGACAGTTGGCACAATTAAGTTCACACATATATGTATTACCATATAGTTTGCGTTTTTTCGTCATTCTTCGCTTTTCAGCAAAATAATTTTCCGTTTTTGAACAATCAATCATTTTCTTCACCTCTATACTATCTTGTTTAAATGTTGAATTTATTCTTGGTTTTTATCAGTTAAATTCCAATAAAACCTCACTTTTATTTAATATACTCCCAAATATCTGGCAAATTATCATCAGGTATAAATTCCAAATAGCTCCTAAGACACCACCAGCCAGAATGGGACTCAATTGATCCGTCACAGTTGTGTAAGCAATCGCAAGGAGTCGAAAACTTAACACCTATATTAATGCCTGACACGACACACACTCTGCCTACTACTCCTACATACGGGAAATTAGGATAGGCCGATAATATTGTTGGAAGTATTTTAACTCTATCTCCAACTTTAAAAAGTTGGTTTTTCTCTACGGACATTATCAATCACATCCTTCGTATTATTCTCTTTTATACTCTTAATATTTTTAACCACAATTGTGGGTTTTGGGACTTTCTTTCTTTTGAGAACCATCGTCATTCTACGATGTTCAATTATTGTATCCCTAATGTTTATGTATATCATATTTGCAATGAATGGAATGAACAAAATCAACAATTCGCCACCGAGCATTTCTGATTTCCGTTCATTCACTGCTCCTAATCGAGCGATTATAAACAACGGAATTGTAATGGAAATTGATATTGCACTTATCCAGAATCGCATTCTATGTAGTTCAGTTTTTAACTTCTTCATTGGATTCTTTCCTTTCTTTTATTTGGACGGACTCAGTTCATTCTAATGAACAACCACAGACCGTTATGGTGACGCTTATCCGTCATGCGTCAAGGAGGTTACAAAATGAGTTTGTGCCGATTGCACTCACTTGTAAATGGTGGACTGTCAGGGAGTCGAACCCTGTACCCGCAAATTATGAGTTTGCCGCTCTAACCTGTTGAGCTAACAGTCCATATGGTGACACAGAAGAGATTTGAACTCTCACTGCACAGATTTTAAGTCTGTTGTCTCTGCCGTTGGACTACTGTGTCATATTCGGTATTGTGTAGATTGAAGGCTGATGGAACAACAGTAAAAGGACATCATCGTTCAACGCCAAATTAAGTAACTAATCAGTATAAAGTCTTTCTACAATAACAGTAGATTTTTATTTTGAACCGCAAGGTTATAAAGCTACACAATACCGTTTGGCTGAGCAGGTGGGAATTGAACCCACGATACTGGAGTCAAAGTCCAGTGCCTTAACCGCTTGGCGACTGCTCAATATATTTGCAAGCAAAATGGTTTCCGAAAAACTTGCAATGAATTTTCATTAAGAATTTAATAAAATTCCACCAGATGTTATTAGCATCTACGCAAGTCTGCTTTGATACATTTCATAACATCCTGCTTAAATTTACGAGAATATTCCTTCATTACATTTTCAAAATACTCTTTTTCAATCATTGAGTAATATGCATATTTACCCATCATTTGTTGGAGTTGTGGCAACTCCCAAACTTTACCGCTTAGCCTATCACACATATAATTAAATAATGTAGCTTTGAACTCTTTTTTATTCTTATGACCGACTGTAATGTCGCAATTTTGATTATACATAACACCTAATACGAACTGATTTCCACTTTTAAACTTTGTTTTTTCTTTCTCAATTGTAAACGGAGCGTGAATTTGAGTCAGTGTCTCATGGATGAATCCAAGAACTTCATCTGGATTAAACTTTCTACGGTGTGAAACTTGTATATCATCGCTATATCGAGTATATATATAGTCTTTTTCACGGCATTTTTTTGTCATTATGTAGTCAAACGGTATCATCATAATATTAGTAAGCATTGGACTGATTGGAGTTCCTTGTGGCAAGCCCCCATTAAGAAAACATAAATCCAATGCCCTGCTTAAACACTCTTTTCCAAAATCTCGTTCAATAACTGCACTAAATGGAAATATTTGTGCCATCATAGACATAAGAAATTCTTTGGTAGTATTACCAAAAAAGTTTTGAAAATCAGTTGTTATCCACCAGCGACTATGGTTATACTGATGCTTGGAAACTGCATCCGAGGCTGTTCTATGTCGAACATAAGCGTATGCGTTGGTGTGATGCAATGAAACACCCGCAGTCTCGAAAATCCCTTTTAAGTCCTTCAATGCTTCAGATAATTCATCATCTGGAGCACAAATTTCTCTCCATTTAACTCTGCCATATTCGTCTAATTTCTTTTTTGGAATATAGAAATGAGAATAATGTTTTTCAATTTCTTGTCCAAGATAACTCCATTTTTTATTAAAGGCATCCAATATGCCAACAATAAAATTGACATTGTATTTGTCTTTTGCGCTCGCAGGTATAAAATCGACTCTGCGAGTTACTGTGGCTGCCGCAGATTTAGTACCCCATAACCACTGTGGAGAATGTATATCACCTTCAAGCCAACTCCAAATGTTAGGCTTCGATTCGGTTTTTGGCAAACACACATAGTAGCACATACATGTCCCTCCTTTACATTACTACCGTGTCAAATTTATATGGAGAAGATATAATCAAAGGGCTTAATTTTCTTTCGGTAATCCATTTAAACAGATTCGTTGTACCTTTAAGTACAATATCTCTTACAACAATAGATTCACCAATCTCTACTCCACATGCTGACACTGGAGTTTCGGCTTTTGCTTCTTCATGTGTGAAATTCATTGTTTTAATCAAATTATCCACACTTGGTTTATCTCTCCACTCTACTGCATAGTGCTGCGCATCGTATCTTGCAGTACGGTAATTCAACATTACCTTTATGTATGGATTAAGTCTATTCTGCTTGCAAATATTTCTGCACAAATCAATATTGTCAGCACAAAGAATTACGATTCCGTTAAGTCGCTGATCAATATAGCCTTTATCAAACACCTGAACTTCGATATCTGGATTGACGGAAAGCAAGACGTTTTTTAATGACTCTGCTTTGTTGTGGTTTAAATCAGAATTAAAAAACATCTGGTTGCAAAGATTTTTACTTTCAACGAAATCAAAATCATATAATTTAAACTTGCAAAAGCCATATCTTGCAAGAAGCTCTGCCTGCGTACTACCTACGCTTCCGCATCCGACTATATGTATAGTGGTTGACAGCTCCTTCTGATATGGGTTAATATCTCCTAATTTACTTAAATCCATTCCGTAAGACCTCCTTAATATATATACAGACTTGCCTGTTCAATCAATGAATCCCTATCGTTAGTTATCGCTCCTTTATGTACAAGATTACTCAACTCATCATGTACATCTTTGGCGTCCAAATAAGCAACACCAAATATATCTTGAATCTCTCCAATAGATAGTTTAATAGAACTCTGGCTTTTTACACCAGCATTACCGTAGCTGTAAGGATATTCATAATACGAATACGATACTGGCTTTGGTTCTGTAACCATATCTTTTGATTCTTCCTTGAAAGACATCAATGTGTCGTAAACTTCAGGTGAAACACAAAGTATTTTTCCAAATGACTGAATATTATTTGTGTTTAATGTTATCTCAGGCTGAGTATCCTTACTTGTAGACTTATATGCTAAATTAAGCACACCATCATAAAGATATATATTAAAATCACCTTTTTTATTTATAATTATAAAGATATAAAAATCAGTATTATCAATCATTTTCACGATATCTTTCTGAAATTTAGCATCAACAGATGATGCTGATGTTCCCATATTTACATGAGAATGCCCGTGAAATCTAAGACTGTTATGTATATCATCTGGCAACTCAGTCTGCCATTCGTTATACTCTTCCTGAGAAGGCTCAACGGTTGTTCGAGTAACTACTTGAGGATATACAAAGATATCAGTAATAACAAAGTTATTGTTTTGCCTTTCAACTGTGCCATGCCACCCCACCTCTTTGTCATTTACCTCAACAAGCATCATCATTTTGGCAAAAGCTAATGGAGTGAAAGATATTGTAGGTGTTTCTATATCTGTCGGTATCTTTAAAAGTTGCATTTTATTTTCTCCTTTCGTTCCATTCGTTTACTGTCATAACTTCTCCAGACTCCTTATCCATAATACACGAGTAGTCTGCCTCATTGAGCAGAGCTCCCAACCTATGCATCACCGTAGAATCCATAAAATTCAAATTTTGTGACGCAGTAAGAATAAGCTGTATTGCATAGCAGATATTGCCTTCTGCTAATGCAGTTGCGATATCTATTCTAAAACCTCCAAAGCAATCAAATAAAGCCAAATGAGGATGAGGCATATAACCGTATATATATGTCTCGTAAGCATCAAAAGAATTGTTATCAAGACTTATACCGATTCCACATTCGGTTAATAGATCAATTCTGCCATCAACCATCCAACATAAAACATCCTTACTTACGCTTGGCATATTATTAATAGTGGAATTTTCTGATTTTAATATTTCGGCAAAAGCATCTTCATCATACTGAGTAATCGGGTTGCATACTACAAACTCAAGGTCTCCTCCATTAATTTTCACATTAGAAATCGCACTGTTGTTTGTAAGCATATCTATCAATGCAGCATTATCATTATCATTATCGTTGTATAATGATAATTGTTTTTTGCAATCCAACAAGTTTTCGTAAAGCTTTGTCGCATTGGCTACATAATGTCTATAATCCGATTCATAATTCTTAATCCTATCGTGTAGTCGATCAAGAGTGCGTTTCTTTTTATACTGCGTAAGATCGGCAATTTGAGCATTTAACACAACCTTCGATAATCCTTTTTCTTCTGAAATTTTCTCGGCTAACTCGTACAATTTATCATCCACACCTTGGCTTATTTCATCAACAATTGGTTTGAATTTGTTTTTGATCTCTTTTGCTGTGCAAATAAAGTCAAACAGCGGAATAAGGAAAACAGCTATCGTGTATTCTACAAGTTGTCTATCAAGCGGGTTTACCCAAAAAATATACTGATTGTCACCAACCCATCCTTTTGATGTATTATGGGTTGATTCACAATACTTATCATAATTCTCATACGATTCCACACTACAGTTAAATTTCTTATTAATTCCCTCGATAGTGGGTTCTATGTTGTTATACCATATATAAACAGCTTTGTCTGTTGCGGCTCTCTGTGGTGCCCGTGCGTCGGAAACACAACCAAAAAATATAGATGGTAAATCACTGTTCTTAGTGTAATAAGGTTCGTAGACACATTTGACAAATGCTTCAATTATCTTGGGGCAATCATCTCCAAATGTAAGACGGCTATCAAAACAACTCCGAGTGTATAAATTTGTAATTAAATCCATTTCTATTCCTCCTTAAATTTTGGCATTTCTAAATACAATTGTAGCAGCAACGAGTCGCCTGCGGGAAGCTTGGTCATAGGGATTCCTGATGTCATCATATCTTTGATGTGGCTATTTCAGCGGCAAATCGTGGATTCGAAAGCTCCTTTCAGTAGGGAATCTTGGGTTTGAGAGATAGTCGCCGCTACTCGTTTTCCTCACCGTGCATTTCATTCACCTCGCTCCCGGCAGGAGATGCTGCTGGATGAGTCTTCTGCTCCTAACCTTTCTAATACTTTACTTTAAGTAAAGCAGTCTTTCGACAATGCAAATGCCAAAGGGAGAGTGTACTCTCCCTTGTTTCAAATCAAATTATGCGCAATCAGCTTTGACGACCGATGCAAGAATGTATGTATCTCTTGCGCCAACAATGTCAGACAGCGTTCTGTTGACATCCTGTGCAGATACCACAACGCCGTTAAGATTGAGAATGCCATTACCCATTTCGAGCTGGGCTTCATTGAAAGCCTGCTGAACTGTCATTTCATCCGGGTTGCCAATGATTGTTTTTGACTTAAGATTGTTCTGAACTTTAATGCTTTTCATTATTATTTCCTCCTTGTTTACGCTGTTACAATTGAGCCGACAATTTTTGCAATGTTTGCATCAATATCAATGCAAGCTTCCGATACATTTCTTTCAATCTGTTCAAGATTTGTCAGAATTGAACCAAAGTTTTCTGCAATCCACACCTTTGTGTTGTCGGCAGATTCTGATGGGAGAGGAATTGTAATTGATGCCTTTGGTGCTGTGTAAGAATTACTCACAAAAGAAATTCCGCAATCGCTAAAACTCTCTCTGTGCTCGCTGGGCTTCACAGCGAAAAGCATATTGCCATCGTCATCCTTTAAGGACAATACATCTGGCTTGTGCTTGTAAACTTTAAAAAGTTCCTCCATTGAAAAGTTGGCTTCAATAACCATCACATTGTTTAATGTTTTTACAGTCATTTTGTGACTCCTTTCTGCCTCGTATGGCACTTTAATTTATTTCTACTTTAGCATTACCCAGTTACACCACGAGGAGGTAGTAGTTTTGTAACCGCTCACCCCTATCTAAAGGGGTGCTGTAACATTTCTTAAATAAAGATGGTGCTTGAGAAGAGTCTGTAAAATTTTTTTTTTGTTGTCTAATCAACTTGGTCTTATGCCCTTATCGACTATCAAAGTAATATTTCTTCTGTGCCCTTTGCGTCTTGGTTTGGCTTCGTAAAATGCCTTGTCTTTGTAAGAACTTTAGTTTTCTGATGACATCCTGTGCCAGTTGCTGTCCATTTCCGACTCGCCTTCAGCCTGCATCACTGTCTTCTCTCTAACCTTTCTAACACCTTACTTTAAGTAAGGCGGCTTTATTTAATAAAGCAAGCAAATGTTACATTATTCAAATCCTATTTCTTCATACGCTTCAACAGCTTCTGTTTCGGTATCGCCCGAACACAACACATTGCCATGCTCATCAATAACTTCAAAGTGACCATTCTTTGCAATTACCGTCATATCACCCCTCACCTCCTACTTTTAATGCCGCCTCTTTTAAAACTGCAACATAATTATCAATCTTCTCTCTATCGGATTCTTTTGCTTGTGGCAAACAAAAACGAATTGTTTTTGCAATATTGTCAAGTTCTCTTGACAACTTTTGATCTTCTGTCATAATGTTTGCTCCACAATGTGAGCAATAATATGAACCCACTTCGTGTTTATCTTTACCACACTTAGGACACGCCTTTTTAATGCCTACAAGACTAACAGATGAATTAGCCGATGCTCTGACTAATTTAGAAACAGTGGGATATGATACCCCATACAATTCAGCTATGTTTTTCATTTTTTCGCCTTGTCTATAAGCCGACACAATCTGGGCTTTTAGTTCCTTACTAATAGTTCTGCCTGCCATTTTTGTAATCTCCTTCTACTGTGATATTGTGTTTTGTCATCAACATAATTTACTTTATAACCTCCCTAAAATTGTTTATATGTTAGATATATTCCCAAATATCTGGAAAATTATCATCAGGTATAAATTCCAACTCTTTCCTACAACAATACCAGCCAGAATACTGCCCAGACTTCCCGTCACAGTTATGAAAATACTCATTAGGATGCGAAAACTCAACAGCTATCGAATCATTATCGTTGTCAATAGCACAAACTCTGCCTACTACCCCTACATACGGAAAATTAGGATAAGCTGATAGTATTGTCGGAAGTATTTTTACCTTATCTCCAACCTTTAGCATAAGAAGCTATTCCTCCTGTTCTAATCGTTTAATTATTAAAATACGACAGTAATTTTCAATCGCAATTTCGGTTGTCTTGGTTTCGATTGTTCGCACCATCTGAGATGTAACCTTTACACCGAAATCCCTCAATACATCAATATGTTCATCACGAATATCTTGTATTGTTTTGACACTCTCGTACACTCTAACCACCTCTTTTTAGGTAAAAGAAAAGTGTATGCAAAAATCTATCGCATACACTTAATTGGTTTATATTTACTTTTTTGTCACTCTTATAAAAGAGTGATTTTATTTTTACTCGCAACCGCTAAACGAGTGTCCTTAATCTTTTGGCTTATAAGCAGCAAAATTCAAGCACAACTCTAAATTTCCACTATCATTTACTGAAAATGAGATTAGCGTACTGTTCAACGCAATTTTACAGAACGCCTCAATATCACTCATGCGGAATTCAATCGGCATACCGTCTTTAGAACGAATTATTACAGAGTTGGAATAGTTAGGTGTCAAGTCTAACGAAGCAAGTGAGATATCCTCGTCTTTACTTGCAAATTTACTTAAGAAAACTATTGCATCTGTGTACGCATCCATCCCTCGTACATCTTCTACAAACTCGTCTGCCGACTTATTTAGATTTTGAGATATTTGTTTACGCAGAACTTCACCCAAACCGTGCATAGACTCTTGTGGTGTATTCTGGTTGCTGCTATCAACCGTGTTGTTACTCAAGAACATTCCCTCTCTTTTTATTAATTGACAAACATCGTTTATCTTGCCGTGATATAATCACGCTTCAGGAATATTCTACCATTTTTTACACGAGTGTTCAAGCGAACAAACTTTCTATTCGAGT